ACTAAAGAATTCGTTTATATCACGCAATTACTTGATCACGGGCAGTTCTGTTTAGACGCATATATCTCTCGATTCTCTGATTTGGAGACAGGAAAGAAAAAAGATGACGGAAGGAAATAAAATTTTACAGTATATAAGAGAGGATGATATGAATACCATACAAATACAAGATGTAATATTACACAAAAATAAATATTATACTCAAGTTTTTATTGTGATTAATAGAAGCCCTATATTTAAATACGAACGTAAAGAGAATTGGTTGATTGCTGAAGATTCTGGATTTTTTAGTTTTTATCAGTATATTCCACCGAGCAAAGGGTTTTATGCTTTTGCTGGCAGAGAGTTTACGATTCCCATGGTAGATGGGACGTTTGAAAAAGCCTATGGTCAATGGTGGGATGGCGTTCCTAGCGAATACCTGGATTTGCTAGTATCAACAGGATGTTCAACCCTTGTTGAATTGGATCGTTGTTATGTTTTTTATGGAGGGCGTTATTTTTATAAATCGCTAGTAGCCGAGTGGCTTCTTAATAACGAACCTAGTAATAATTATAATAAATATTGTAAGAGTAGTCCTTATTTCGGAAAACATACGATTGATAGTCGTTGGTAAAAATAATTCTTTACTTTCAGGAGAGAATGGAGTAGAAGGTAGGTCAAGTGGAACCAAAAGGAGAATTTTTATGAATATTGATAAACTTTGGGAAGAATATTGGGAAGCGAAGGAATTACCGGATGAGATGTTCATTGCCCCGGAGTGGTTGTATGATGCTAGGTGCGTTGTTAAAAAATGTAAAGAATAAACATGAATACATTCCTTACATTTTTAATCACAGCCCAACTATTTCTGCCCACCACGCATCACTTTAAAGAGAAGCAAGTGGACGCTATGTGGTTACGGCAGCGAGTTGAAATGATGCTGATCTTGGCGGATATTCCGCTTAATGAACGATTTGTTGATCTTATTATTGGTACAGCCGCAGTTGAATCCGATATGGGGAATAACCTAGGTGATGGGAAGTACGATATTGGAATATACCAAATAAATAGACTAACACATAAAGATATTCATAAAAGGATTCTTCCAAGATACCCGACGATTAAATCCTTTATAGATAAATACGTTAAAAAGCACGGAATAAAGCAGAGTAACTATATAATTGAATATCAGATTTTGTTGGCGATGGTGTATTATATTGATCGAACACACGGAAAGTGCTTGACTATTTCGGAAGGTTGTGGTATAGATGATTTGAGTTTGGTGTGGAAATCCATATATAATACCAATCTAGGAAGAGGCACACGAAAAGACTTTATGGATAAGTATAAAAAGTATATAGGAGAGGTTGATGATGGATTTTAAATCTTTTCCTAAATTGTGGGCATTGGGACAACCTTGGGTGAAGGATATTTTTGAAAATGAAGTTGAAATCACGGAAAAAGTGGATGGTTCTCAATTCTCATTTGGAAAGATCAATGGAAAGTTGATGTGTCGTTCTAAGGGTAAGATTATGGAATTGGACGCACCAGAGAAAATGTTTGCTAAAGGTGTAGAGTATATTAAATCAATAAAGGACAAACTTCCTGATAATATTCAGTTTTACGGGGAGTATCTTCAGAAACCAAAACATAACACTCTTTGCTATGACAGGACACCTAAGAATTTTATTTCCCTTTTTGGTATGATTAAAGAAGATTGTTTTGTTTCTGATTACGATGAACTTGTATTGTGGGCAAATATTCTTGATTTAGAGGTGGTTCCGCTTATTTACAGAGGAAAAGCCACGCCAGATGTGATAAATGATCTTCTTACGAGGCAATCTTTCCTTGGAGTTGTGGAAATAGAGGGGGTGGTTGTTAAGAACTATGAAAAGGACTATATGATTGGCGGTCAATATTTCCCAATCATGTGTGGTAAATACGTTTCAGAAAAGTTCAAGGAAGTTCATAATAAAAATTGGAAAAAGGAGAATACCGGAAAGGGTAAATGGGAAACTTTCTGTGAACAGTATAAAACCCCTGCCCGATGGGATAAGGCGGTGCAACATCTAAAGGAAAATGGAACACTCGAACAATCCCCGAAAGATATTGGTAATCTTATTAAAGAAATTCAACGAGACATTGAAGAAGAAGAGAAGGAAAATATCAAGGAAGCCCTTTGGAATATCTATGGTAAGGATTTGAACAGAGTTGCCACAAACGGATTTCCTGAATGGTACAAGCAACAACTTATGAAGGGAGAAATATAGATGAAAATTGACGCGCAAGCCTTTAATCAGTTCCTTACCAAGTTCCATTTCACACAGCGGATTGAAACCGTTGTGTTTGAAGAGAGGGAGGGGAACCTTTCAATTGTAGCTAGGGACGGTGATCTTCTTATTCTTGGCGTATATGACGAGGATTGGAATCAGGAAGTGCCCATTGGAGTTCATTTGAAGTCTCTGCTTTCCTTTCTTAAAAATCAGGAAGAGATTGATGTAATTGTGACAGACCGCATGATGCTGAAAGGAAAAGGCTCTCTTAACTACAAGCCCATCAATCCGCAGTATGTAGCGTCTAGGCCGGAACTCAGTGTGGATATTTTTGCGATGCCGGGAGAATTTGATAAGCGTTGTTATATCACCAAGGAGGATAAAGGATATTTACAGAACCTTCTTTCTGTCAGCGAGAGTGAATTGGTTAATTTTGATTGGAAGGGCATTTCTTCTGGTGATGATACGGGAAATATTATTCGATTTGACATTGAAACCGGGCTTGATGAAGGACAGGAAATCAGTGTCAAGAAGGCTACGTTGTCCGATGTTTTGAAGAAAGAACAAGAGGCTATTATCAAGTTCTCGGATACCATTACGGATTCTATTCTTGTGGCGTCTTCTGATATTTATTATGCAATTCAAGCGGATGTGAGGTAAAATAGGTGAACGAAGTAACTGTTTCTGTAAAGTATTCCTTTGATGTTGAATGTCCTAACTGCGGGCATGAGTTTGATTGTGCGGATATGGATTACGAAGGAGATATTTCCCAAGCTGTATTTTGTGGAAAGATGACTGATTTTTGTGAGGACATTTATTGTCCTAAGTGTGATTGTGCTATGACTTTGACTGAAGTTGAATTTTAGGATTTTATAAATGTGGTTCAGCACCTACCGACCAAAGACGCTAGATGAACTCTCCCTGGAGAAAGAGACAAAGGACTTTCTTGATTCTTGCATTGAGAAACAGGATATTCCCAATCTTCTTCTCACAGGAAAGGCCGGTTCTGGAAAAACAACCATAGCAAAAATTCTAACCTCTCAAATTCCCTCAACGGTGCTTGAACTCAACGGCAGTTCAAAAGACAGGGGAATTGACACTATGCGCGGAAAGGTGGCTGATTTTGCCTCCTCTCTAAGCAAGAATCTAAATGTTGTTTTTATTGATGAAGCGGATGGCCTCACACCAGACGCTCAAGATGCGCTCAAGAACACCATTGAGCAGTTTCATAAAACATGCCGGTTCATATTCACTGGAAATAACATTCACAAGTTCACCGATCCTATAAAGAGCCGGTGTATCTCTTTGAAGTTTGAGCAGTTTCCTAAGAGAAAGGTTATTGGACTTTGTAAGGATATTCTGGATAAGGAAAAGATTGAATATGACTTAACCAATATTAGAGAAGTTGTAGAATATACATATCCAGATATTCGTTCATGTATCAATATGTTGGAATATTGTTCTCATTCTGGAACTCTTGTGGTCAAGAACATGAATGAGTTTCAGGAGGATTCCAGGATTCTTGTTGAGCATATTGAAAATGGTGATTTGGTTTCTATTTTTAAGTTTGCCGAGAAGTGTAATGATTTTGAGAAGTTCTACAGATTCCTCATTATGGAATATGCGGAAGAGAAGAAAAACTTTGAAATTTGCTTGACAACCGCTGAATGGTATGGTATGAATGGGGCTGCGGTTGATAAGGTAATTCCTTTTGTGGGAATGTGCACGGAACTTATGACTAAGATAAATGTAACCCCCAAATTTAAGAGGTAGGAAAGATGTTTCAAATTCAAGTATTAAAATCAACCACTGGATTGAAAATAGATGATTGTGTAAAAGTTTTTTTTCGTGGAGAAGATATTTCTGAATATATTGATACGGATAGTGTTGAAATGGAAACAACTTTTTATGATAACGGGGGTAAGCAAACATGGGCCAGTCTTCCTGTTCCTGTTGAGATTATTGAAGAAGAACCTCCTTTGACTGAAGAAGAATATGAAGCTTTGATTGACCTCGATATTTTCCCTGTTGGTTGTGAAACTTGCCATCATTATTTTCCCTATGAGGATAATATATGTGGAGGTTGCAGAGTTCCGTTTAGCAATTGGGAGGCTGAAAATGCGATTTAAGAATCCACAAAATAGTTACATGGAAGAGGTTTCCAATTTCTGTATTCTCTGGACTGCTTTGTTTGGTCCGATCTATTTCCTTTTTAGAGGGGTATTTCATCATGCTTTGATTTCATTCTTTCTTGCTGTTCTTACCTGGGGATTGTCTAATGTTATTTATGCGTTTGCTGCCCCTAGTATTCTGGAAAATCATTATATGCGTAAGGGATGGGAGCGGGTGGAATGAATTTCTACCAACGCCGCCTAGGTGTACTATCCAAAAAGCATTTCAAATTGGTTCAACGACTGAATCAGTTGCGATCAAAAATTATTGGGCTTGTTTCGGATAAAGTACAATGGTCGGACTTCTTTGTTCCTAAAGACAAGAACGTGTTTGATAAAGAAGTGATAGATAAGATCATGGAGTTCCATAGATGTTCATATAAGCACGCTGTTCAGATTATTCTAATTGAAGGATATGAAAATGTTAGAAAGAATATGGGGTTGAAGAAATGACTCTAAAAGAATATTATGAATTGCTGAAAAAGCACGACTGGTTTTATCAAATGTCGGATGATCATTATTATTTCAAACTTGGAATGTCTGAACGATCAAAACTGAGGGCTTTAGCAGAGCAAAGTGATAAACATTATAGTTTATATAAGAAATTTGCTGTATATGCAGAGAAGGCGCTGACAGGAAACAAGTCTGCAAAGATGCCGGATTGTCCAAAGGAGTAGCCATGGGACGTAAAATTAAAGGTATAGTAAACGAGGAGGGTCGCACTTGTACTAAGTGTGGTGAAACCTTTGACAAGAAACACCCGCAAGCTCATCACATAACTCCTGTTGTATGCAGTCCAAGGGAACAGGTAGACACTGAAAATGGAATTTGTGTATGCAGTCCAATGGAACAAGTAGATATTGAAAACGGTATTTGTGTTTGCAAGGAATGTCATATCAATATTCATTTAAATCAAGAAGGTATTACTTACGCAGAGTTGATCAAGGTCGGTAACAGCACAAACGAAGACAACAACAATATCGACAAAGAAGATTAAAGGACAGGTATGGGTTTTTTCTCGGCTATAGAAAGCACCAAACCAGATTGCGGAAATTGCGGCCTTTACAAAGAAGCCGGTACCCCGCAAATGGGAGTATTTGGCAAAGGGAATAAGAGAATTCTAATTCTATCAAAAGCCCCTAATGCCCAACAAGACAGGGTAAGTAATCTACATGCGGGAGAAGCAACACAACTATTTGCAGGGGAACTGGAAGCAGTAGGGATTGATCTATTTAATGATTGTTGGGTAACGAGTGCTATTGGGTGTTACGGAAAGGAAACCGATTCTCAGAAACTAAAAAAGAATGTAGATAAATGTCGAAATCGAGTTAAGAAATTAGTCAAACGACTAAAACCTACTCTTATAGTCTGTTTAGGCTCGACTGCTATTTATTCTGTATTTGGTGAGAAGAGAGGAAAAGAACAAATAACCGGAATAAGTGTTGAGACATTTCGGGATTTTCTTATTCCTTGTTACGAATATAACTGCAATGTTATCGCAATACACCACCCCGTTGCGGCTCTTCAAAACAGTGATGATATGTTTTGGATGGCTCTTTGGAGAAAGGATATTGCAGAGATTGCTAAAAATTATGATAAACCTATCAAAGAAAGAATAAAGCATAGAGATAAAGTAATTTGTCTTTATAACTATGAAGAAGTGGTTTCAGCTCTGGAACATCTAAACAATACTTGTCCTGAATGGTGCGTACATGACTATGAAGGAACCGGAACCGATATTTTTATTGAAGGTTCCCGTATTGAATCTATTTCTTTTGCTCCTATTTATGATATTAGCAACTATAAAAGAAAAGAACAAAAAGCCTACGCACTTCCTTATCAAAGATTAAACCATTTCACAGCAGAGCAGCAGGAACATATTAAGAAACTGTGGATTAACTATCTTTCCAATGAAAAGATAAACAAGATAGCACATAATCTAAATTTGGAATATAGTTGGGAATTGGTTGGTTTTGAAACCGACACTAAGGGGATTTATTGGGATTCCATGGTGGTTCAGAATCAAATAAACTGTACTCCTGGCACTAGAGGTTTAAAACATCTTGCTTTGATGTATGAAGGTGAGTTGGGGTATGGCGCAGAAGCAAAGATGTATTTTGAGCGTAAGCAGGAGAATGGGTTAAACTATATTCACGAATTTCCTCTTTCTAAACTTCTTCTTTACAACGGACTTGATTCCTTGCTTAATGCCTATCTTTTTGCAGAACAATATAAATACTTTCATTGTGATTCAAAAAGAAAGTTCAAACCAAGAGAGGCGGTTTTCTGGTATAACAAAGTAGCCAAGGAAATGGCACGGTATCATGCTGAAGGAGTTAGAGTTGATCTTGATTATTTTTCCAAGGCAAAGAAAGAGCTTCAGGAACAGTATGATTTAATTCTAGAAGAACTCAATAACACCAAAGAGGTTAAGGTGTTTGTTGAAAAAGAAGGACGGCTGCCGAATTATGGATCATCTCCTGATCTGAGGCTTCTTTTCTTTGACCACGGAAATCATGAAGTTGTCAAAGAAACTAAGGGAGGAATGGCTTCTGTTGATAAAGAGTCTATGCACGAATTGAAAGGAGCGTGTGCAGATAAACTGTTGGAACTTCGTAAAATTGATAAAGTAATAAATACATATATATCACAGTTTGAAACCTATGCGGTAAACGGCAGAGTGCATCCGTCTTTCATGGTGATGCTTAAAACCATGCGAACCTCCTGCAATAGTCCTAATCTTCAAAATGTCAGCAAGCACGACGAGTTTCAAAAGAAGATTATCAGAAGAGGAATTATTGCGGATAAGGATTGTCATTTTGCAGAGATTGATTATTCAGCTTTGGAATTATGGTTGCTGGCATTTATTTGCAACGATCCTGTTTTCCTTGAAATGTTAAATACACCTGGAGTTGATTGTCACAGTGAGTTCACGCAATTCTGGTTTGACTTTCATCCAGATCAGGTAGCAAAGAAGATCAGAAACTTTTCCAAATCAGGCATATCCTTTGCACAAGCCTACGGTTCAAATTATTGGGCATGTGCGAAGAAGACTTGGGAATGGTTGATGAACGAAGAGGTTTTGACAGGAGATGGGATAACGCTTGAAGAGCATTTGAGAATAAACGGAATAAAGTCTGAAAGAGATTTTATCAATTATTGGGAACGCAAGGAGGCAGAGTATTGGGATAAATTTCATGTGTGGAGGCAATATCAAACAGACACATTGGATGTTTATTTGAAGAATGGTTATGTTGAGACTCCTTCTGGTTATAGGCGCAGAGGGTTGATGAGCAAAAATAAATGTCTCAACACACCTTCTCAAAATGCGGGAGCTTTTTGTTTGCTTACTTCTGCTTGTTATATCAATGAAGAAGCAAGAAAACAAAAAATGAAGTCCCGGTTGATGCTACAGGTACATGATAGTAATGGAGCATCTATTCACAAAAATGAGGTGCAGGACTTTTTAAATCTTGTGGAATATGGTATGACTGATTGGACGTTTCAGCAGTTTCCATTTCTAAAAAAGAAGCTGGCAGTGGAAGTTGAAATGAGTCCAGAACCTAATCAGTCTTGGTATGATTTGGTAGAGTGGGTTAAAGATGAGAATGGAATTTGGAAACCTAAACAATAAAAAGAAGTAAAGGAAGTAAAAATGAAAACTGTATTTAAAGTTGAATGTGAATTTAATATGGGTTTTTATGAATTGTATGAAACAGAAGAACTTGCCTATAACGATATTGAGAATGTAGATTGGAAATGTGAAACAGGAATGGCTCTATCGGAAATATTAGATGAAGGACTTCTAAGTGTAACTGAAATTAAAGTTAAAGGAGAAGAATAATGAAAACAATTTATTTGGCCTGTCCCTACACACACGAATCACCGGAAATTATGGTTTACCGCTACGCGGAAGTCACACGAGTCACGGCAGAATTAATGATGGATGGCTATAATGTATTCAGCCCTATCACACACTCCCACCCTATTGCGGATTGGATGCCGCATGAGTTTCAAACGGATGCTGATTTTTGGCTTGACCGAGATTTGAAGTTTCTTGATGTTTGTGATGAACTTTGGGTTCTTTGTCTGGGTGGTTGGAAGGAATCCAGGGGAGTTGCCAGGGAGATTCTTTCAGCAACAAAGCAAGGAAAGAATATTATTTATCTTGAACCGAATACGAAGGAGAATTAAATGAGTCTTGTTGAAAAACTTCATATTAACAAGTTCAAATTGGATGAGGAATTGCAAACAGTAGCTGCCGACCTTCAGGAGTATGGGGAGCGACACACAAAGGCCGTATCAAAGCGTGACAGGGCTAAACTGGCACTTGAAACCTTGGTTGCCCGGTTGACCTTGAATGTAAGCAAGAATTGGCAAGAACTTGGTTTTGACAAGGCTCCCACGGTTGCTCAGACGGATGCGTTTATCAAGACAAATGAGGAATATCAAAAGTTATCCGAGAAATTGCTTGACATTAACGAGGAAGTCAGTTATAATTCAGCCACGTTAAATTCACTTCAAGCCAAGCGTTCCGCTCTCGGTAACATGGTTTCTCTTTTTCTTTCGCAGTATTGGTCAGATGTTCCCCTGGAAGAAACACAGACTCAACTACATAAAACAATGCAGAGGCGTAGAAGCAAAAATGACTGATTTAGAGAAAATTGAGTTTTATGAGACATTTCTATCAATCATAGCGCAAGAGGACGATCCTTATAACTACGGTTCCTTGCTTCCTGTGTTTGCTAATAAGGCCATTAATTTGGATGCCACTTGTGATGGTTGTGTGAATGAATATAAGAACACTAAACGTAACAGGGATTCAGGAGAAGTGCCGTGTAATGATTGTTTGAATTGTGATTTTTGGTTTCCTACAGTTGGTTATGTGGAACAGTATTTTGATATGTTAAACAGTGTTGCAGAAAAAGAATAGAAAGGGAGAATTAGAATTATGAGTAGGATTAATCGTCGGAATATGTTTGCTGGTTTTGACCCTGAGAAAGACAAGGCTGCGGTTGAGGCGGCGGCTTCTGATCAAGCGGGAGCAAAGCGTAATAAGTGGAGTGAAGAGTTTGCTGTACTACCTATGTATATGAATCGTAATGGGCAGAACTTCATCGACATGATTCCGTTTATGTCGGAGGAGAATTTTGCTAATCTTCGGAAGGGGGAACCCAATTGGCGACTGATTTATAAACAGCATGTGAATGTCGGACCTAACCGGGAGACTATTGTTTGCCCGAGGTGTTTTGGTGAAAGGTGCCCTATTTGTGATGCCTATGATGAGGTTCGGTTCAACTTCCCTGGTGAAAAGGGTAGCAAGGAGAACAAGGAATATTATACCAACGTGGTAAAGCCGCTTCAGCCGAAGGCTCGTGCGCTTTATTCTGTTGTGGATAGGAAGGATAAGGAATCCTCTGACAAGGGTGTTCAATACTTCGACATGGCTACGTTCTATATTGAAGAGAACATTGATGCCTACGCAAAGGATCGTCGTGGAGAGCCGATCTTCTATATGGACGCTGACGATGGGCGTATTATTAACTATGAGTGGATTGTGGATGAAGAGGCACGTAAGAAGGGACAGCAGTCTGCTCCTGATTTCAAGATCGTGGGACTTCTTGACCGGGAACTTCCTCTTGAAGATGGCACAATGGAAGCATATCAAGTTTCTGATGAAGAACTTGAAATGGTGAAGCCTCTTGGTAAGTGGGTATTCAATATCGCTTCTTATGACGAGATTAAGGAAATGATGGAAGGTTCTATGGTGACTACCCCTGCCAGCAAGGAATCCACGGATGAGCAGCTTGATGACGCATTTGGTAAGCGTATGCGTCCTGAAGAAGATGATGACGATTCTGTTCCTTTTGAGGTAGAGAAGAAGGAAGAGAAGGAAGAGAAGACGGTTGAAAAGCCCTCCCGTTCTCGGTCCCGTGCTTCCAAAGGCGATGAAAATCCTGTGGTACAGAAGATTAACGCCCTGGCCACGATGGAAGATGTTGATGCATACTGCGAAGAAAATGAGATCGATGTATTTGCCGATGAGTTCGATAGCCTGGAAGATTTTAAGGTCGCTGTGCTTGAGTTTGCACTGAATAAGTAGTGGTTAACAGCCCTCTCTACTAAGAATGGTGGAGGGGGCTTTAGGGGAGCTATGTTTAGTTATACAAAGATGGAAGCCGAGAAAGACGGGGTGTTTTTTTATAACGTTACTTTGGAAGAGCCAATTGGTTCTTTTATGGTAGGAGATATTGTGCCTTATGTGTACCTTTCCTTCAAAACCGGAGTAATAACCTTTGGAACAGATGTTGGGGATGCGGAGACGGTGGACTACAACTTTCATATCAGTATATTTAAAAATAATACTTAAAGTTTGTTATGGGACGCAAAGCTAAAGGTATAATAAACGAGGAGGGACGTACTTGTATTAAGTGCGGTGAATTTAAGGTGTGGAGTGAGTTTAGTAATAGTAAGAGTGGAACAAGAGGGAAGCAGAATAAATGTAAAATGTGTGCTAAGCAGAATAGTAAGAAATATCGTGAAGAAAATTGTGATGTTATAACAGAATATCAAAGACAGTATTACGAAGAAAATCGTGATGTTAAATTAGAACAACAAAGACGATATTACGAAGAAAATCGTGATGCTAAATTAGAATATCAAAGACAGTATCGCGAAGATAATCGTGATGTTATAGCAGAATATCAAAAACAATATAAAACTTCGCCCGCTAAATACGAAATATATAAAGACCAACTAACACCTTTTGAATCTCCTAGAGAAACAGTAGATGGTTATTTAGAAGTAAGATGTGCTACTTGCAGAGAGTATTTTACTCCTACTAATCAACAAGTACAAAATAGAATAAAGGCGTTAAAAGAAAATAAAAGAGAAAACAGACTCTACTGTTCCAATGCTTGCAAAGAATCCTGTTCTGTCTATAAAAAAGTAAATACCCCAAGGGATTCAAAAAACCTTCAAACAGAGAGTACCAACCAGAATTTAGAGCTATGATCCTTGAACGTGACAACTACACCTGTCAAGTATGCAGTGAATCCTTTGACAAGAAGCACCTACAAGCACACCATATAACTCCTGTTGTATGTAGTCCAATGGAACAAGTAGATATTGAAAATGGAATTTGTGTATGTAAAGAGTGTCACATCAACCTCCACCTAACACAAGAAGGAATAACTTACGCAGAGTTAAGTAGAGTCGGTAAAAGCAACAACGAAGATAAAGATGAAAACAAAGATTAAGAGGAAACTTAGGTATGGCAAAAAAAACAATTAAAGAAGAAGTAGCAGAAGTGTTAAATCAAGAAGAGGAATGTGAAAAGGATCACGGATTTTACCTATCCACTAGTTGTACGCTATTAAATGTTGCGTTGTCCGGTAAAGCGGATGGTGGAATTAAACCAGGGATGATTGTTAATCCTGCGGGATATAGTCATGCTGGTAAGTCTTTACTAGCCATGTCTATGCTTGCAGAGGCGGCAAGTAACCCTAACTTCGATGAATATGAACTTCATATGCAGGACACGGAGAATGGATCGCTGTTCGACGTAGTAAAATATTTCGGTAAAAAGTTAGACAAACGAATCATAAAAACCATAGACAATTCCATGGAAGGATTTTTCACAAAACTAACGGAGATGACTGATAAGGGTAAAAAATTCATCTATGTAATTGATTCTTATGACGGATTAATGTGTGCGGCTGATCGTACTAGGCGTAAAGATATTCAAGATGCTTATAATTCAGATAAAGAATTTAAATACCAAGATTTTCCTCGTAGGGCCGCATTTGGGCATGAGTTATGCCGAAATATGGTATCCGATATTGCTAAAACCGGGTCAATCATCATTAATCTAAGCCAAACTAAAGATAAGATGAACGCAACCATGTTTGAGGATAAAAGACGAAGAGCAGGGGGCACTGCCCTTGACTATTATACTCACGTCATGTTTTGGTTGGACAAAGGCGCAACGGAGAAAGAAAAGTTCGGTAATGTTGTTATTCGGAATGGTCATTGGGTGAATTTTGATATTGCGAAAAATAGAATTAATGGTCGTAGCAGCAAACTGAAATTGTTTGTGCGTCCTGAATATGGCATTGATGATGTTGTATCGAGCATCGATTTTCTGGATTCAATAGACGCTATTCAAAAAGAGAAGCGTTCTTATGTCATTCAAGAATGGGGCTTTAAGGGGACCAAGGACTCTTTGATCACATTTATTGAGGAAAACAACAAGGAGTCAGATTTTGCTAAAATGGTAGAGGTGGCGTGGAATGACATGGTAAATAAGATGGATAATAAAGTTGTTAGGAAAAAACGCTATGAATAACAATAAAGGAATCCTACTCGCACTAGACCTATCCATCGCCTGTACCGGCCTGTGTATATTTGATGTTGATAATGAGAAACTTCTTGAACACCATGTCATTCCTCTAAAGAAGGCTACAAAAAAGAAATATAAAGGAATGTATAATGTAGGGGTTAAAGAAGAGGACTACAGAATTTTCTATAATGACACTGAGAAATTTCACTTCGTATCCGAAAACATTCTTAAATATACGGAACCATACAGGGAAGATATTAAATGGATTTGCAAGGAGTCCTATGCTTTTGGTGGTTCCAGTCTATCTAGGCTTGCTGAGCAGTCGGGGGTATGTTTATATAGGCTCTGGAAAGAACACTTTATTGACTTTTCAAATTTAATAACTGTTGCCCCGGTGAGCGTTAAAAAAGTAGCTACAGGAAGCGGTAATGCAACTAAGAAAGAAGTTATGGCGGGCGTTCACAAAAGATGGGGATATGGTCCTGAATTTTGGTATTCTTCTGATGATTGTGACGCTTTTGTTATTGGTTCTATTGCGATGATGGTTGTTAATAATTCACCATCAAATAAGTATGAAATGGAACTCAGGGAAAAGATAATTAAAAACAACAACCTTAAGTTGGAGAAGTAAATGGTATCCGTTATTATTGCGGGGTCTAGGGATTTTACAGATTACACCCTTGCTAAAGAAAAATTAGATAAAATATTTCGTTTGTTTTATTTAAATAATGAAGATGTAAGTATAGTCTCAGGAGGTGCTAGAGGAGCCGATTATTTAGGAGAGTGCTATGCTAAGGAGCGTGGTCTAAAATTAAAAATATTTCCAGCGGATTGGGATAAATACGGAAAATCGGCGGGGTATAGGCGAAATTCAGAAATGGCGCAGTACGCTACCCACTTAGTTGCTTTTTGGGACGGTAAAAGTAAGGGTACGCATAACATGATTGATTTAGCTAATAAAAATAATCTTAAAGTACGAATTGTACGTGTTTAGGAGAACTAAATGAAAATTTATCAGGACGATCTTAGTTTCAATCCCGTTACTATTACTTTTGAAACCGCTGAAGAGTTTGAAACCTTCATGTCGTTGCTAGACTTTGTTCAGAATCCTACTAGCAATTGGTCTAGCCTCTCTCTTAAAGCAAAGGAACTTGTGATTAATATCAGCAATGAAGTTTCTACTCACGTTTATTATTAGGAGTCAATATGTCCTGCCTTGGGAAATTCAACAACGATAAAACATGTGACAGGTGTTCACTCTCTACTCCTTCTATGTATCAGGATTGCCAGACTCTAACGAAAGAAAGGCAGCAGCTTAAAGAGATTATTCGAAAATTTGAGCATGCCTGTGTTTTTAAATTTGTTAAATGGGATGAGCTTGGAAAGGATTATATTAGTATTTGTAAATATTCCGGTGATTTATGTAAATTTAGTAATAACCCTAGTTGTGTGTCCCTAGTTATGCGTTATGCTAAAGGAGATTTCGAGAATGACTTTACTCGCCGTCTATAATGCCCTTCAAGAGTTGTCTCACGCAACAACTCATAAAAAGAAAATGGCATTGGCAGAGAGATTTCTTGAGTCAATAGGAAGACCATTTTATATGACGTTGACCTATGCAACAAATCCATCATTGGTTTTTCATGTTGCGCCTATTGAATATATCCCAAATCCCGCCTCGTGTAGTGATCATGTTGAGTTGTTTGATTTTCTTTATTTATTGACGGACTATGACACAATTCCAAAGAACCACAGAGAAACATTAACCGCCCTTGCTTCTTCTAGTAAGGAGACAGTTGATGTTGTTAACAGAATCATAACAAAGAAGTTGAAGTGCAGTATAGGCGCACCTTTTGTAAATGAATTGACGCAAACCTCATTCACGCATCAATTAATGATTCCTGGTTATGTAGTTAGATGTTGGCCGGAAGAAAACTTTATTGATACAAATCTTATTGTGTATCTAAGACGTTCTAATGGCTGGAAGCAGTCCTATATTCAACCTAGAATGGTAGGTGATCGATATAAGTACAGAGATGGGTTTTATCATCGTAATACGGCAGATAGATTGGTGAGAATAAATGAACACCCCTTGTATAATGAAGTTGATGCTTACTGCTCACGAATAAGGGATTATTTAAAATATTCAAATCCAAAAGCTATTGTTGAATTGGACGGGGTTGTTACGGAAAATGGAGAATACTTTGTTTCAGATATACCATCTTTGAATTTTAAAGTGCAGGAGAGATTACAGATTCTTTCAGAAATTGAAGAAACAGATCACGTTAAATTCTCAAAACCCTTGACAATTGAATCAGAATCCGATATGGTGAAGTTGTTCATGGAGCAGGAAACAGAGGAGCAATCTGGGTTTACGCTGAAGCAAAGAAGTAGTCACTATGTTTGTGAAGCCTCCAGGGAATTTTGTGAGATAAGAAGATTTAATTATGTTGAGGTTCCTGTTTTATTTGTGAAAGAATCTCTTGATCCAAAAGAAAGGGGGAAATTAATTTATTTTAAATGCGAACATGAAGGACGGGAATTTAGAATATCAAAATTGGCAAAGGGAAAATGGTTGCAGAAAGATAGACGAAAGTATCTGAAGAAGCCTCCAAAGAAGCTCGGATTGATTTATAACGATACATTAAACGCAGATGGTTCTCTGCTTCACCCTAGAATCATTTCATTTATTTATTAGGAGAAGAATTATGAGGGGCGTTGGGATGGCTATGGGCGGTTTATACAAAGTGGAAATTTTTTTATTTTGGGTAAGTATAATCAGCTTTCCGTTTGCTGTTTGGAAAATAATTGATTTACTCTTTGTGTTGTTTAATACTAAGTAAAAGAGGAAAATATGACTAAAAAGTTTGATGAATTACGAGAAAAAATGTCCCCGGAGGCACAGGCAAGAGTTGAAGCGGCGGCGGAGCGTTCTCTTCTTCCCACCATTAAACTCTCAACTACCCAAGAGGTTATTCTTTGCTGGCTTACTGGTTTTTATGGAGATATGCAGGTAAAGACGGTTGATAAGGATGAAAAATCTGAAGTTGAAGATGATAGGGTGTTTGTTGTCTATAATGAAGGAGTTGTCGTTGCCTTTTTCCCCTGTGGTAGCACCAATGTAATTGTTATCAAGAAAGAAGGGTATATTCGAGATACGTTTGGTCCAGAATCTTATAAGGCTGAACAAGTCATTAACTATATTCGTGAATGTGTGGAGAACTAATGCAGGATATAAAAGAGTTCGGTTGGGATAGTGAGCAGGAATATAATGATTTTGCAGATAAGTGTGTAACTAAACTAAACCTTCTTGTAAATAAAAATCCTGCTTCTTCACAAAACATCATCAAGGAGATTGATTCTATTCCTCCCACTAAAGAAAACGCCCTTAATGTTCTCAATAAAATAGAGGCTCCTTTGGAAGATGATTAAATCAATTTTCATTCAAAATTTTGAAGCCCACACGAAGACCTTCCTTGAACTGGACAAGGGGTTGAATGTTATCAGCGGTGCTTCAAACAACGGCAAGAGTTCGATTATCAAGGCACTCAATTGGTGTCTTTTTAATCAGCCTCAAGGATTCTCTTTTAGAAAACACGGTTCTAGGGGAGCAACCATTGTCAAGGTTGTTTTCGATGATGACTCTTATCTGGAAAGAAAGAGAGACAACAAGATCAACCAATACGATTGTAACGGGGAAATTCTCACTGCCCTTGGGGCAGGTGTTCCAGAGATTGTCGCGGCTCTCACAGACGTTTCTAGCATCAATATACAGACTCAGTTCAATCAGTTCTATCTTCTTCAGGAATCCGCAGGAGAGGTGGCTAGGACTCTAAATGAACAGGTTGGTTTGAGCATTATTGATGAAGCCCTTTCCAAGAGCGGGCAAATTGTCAACAAGAACAGAAATGAGTGTGTTGACAAAGAAGAAGCAATCAAAGAGAAGAAAAGAGATATTGATAATTATTCTTGGGTAGAGAAGGCCGAAACTCTTTACAACAAAGCCGAGGAAGCAAATACCTCCCTTGAATCCACAATTATTATTCTTGAAAAAGTGCAGTCAACCATCACTAGAGTTAATGATATTGATGAACAGTTAAATAAGTTGTTTTATATTGATTCTTCTATTGTTGATAAGATCAAGAAATCAATAAATGACTATATTGAGATAAACAGATATAGTCGAGATATAGAATCTATTATTGATGGGTTTATAAAAAACAGGGATGCCATGAAGGAATTACCTATTCCAGATTGTCAAGATGGTATTAAACAAATCAAACAACTTATTAAGGACTATAATATGATTGGGGAGAATGAATTTAATCTTTCAAGACTGCTATCTGAACATGAACGAGTAAATAATGCGTTCAGCAATACAGAAACATACCTATCCTGCGCTCCTCTTTATAAAACACTAGGAGAACAAATAGATGAGTTCAAGGAAAGGCAGGAGCAAATCAATTGGTTGGATAGTACACTCAGGAAGGAGCGAGAGCTTAATGAGGCGGCTAATAAGATCATGGCAGTAATTGATAAACATCGAGCGAAAGAGAAGCAAATCAAGGATGAATTGAAGATTTGTCCACTCTGTGAAAAACCTTTTGAAGAAGGATGTTGTTGATGGATACTAAGCTATTAAAGAAAATACATGAAAAATACAAAGAAATTGGAACTCAGGCTGGCGTGGCTAGAGCGTTGGGAATCCCGAGAACCACAGTTAGACGTTATCTGTCAACTTATATGGAGCAGAACGGAGAAACCAATTCCGATAACAAGAATACGAATAATTCCAACAGAGACATTTCCAGAGATACGACAGGTGATTCTTTTTGTGTAGGTGTGAACAGTGAGGACACCCTTGACGCAATCTATGAACAATACGGATTAGATAAGACGCAATGGAAGGTAGAGTCTATTTCTCATAATGAATGGACAACCCCTTTCAAGAATGAAGATGGAGAAGTTGAACATGCAACTAATACACAAAGAAAGGTTCTGTTCAAGAAAGTTATTCCTGATCTAACATTTAATTCTATCAAGGCACATTATGAGTTGATGGCTGCTAAATCCCCTGTCGTCCCTAAGTTCACCAGGACTCCAATTAGCGGCGGCATGTTGCTGGAATTGGCTATACTCGATAGTCACTTCGGGAAGCTGGCCTGGGCAATGGAAACCGGGGAATCCTATGACATTAAGATTGCCAAGGAAAGATATATTGGCGCAGTAAAGGATTTGCTTAACAAGACATGCTATCTAAACATTGAACGGATTATGATGCCTATTGGTAATGATCTTTTCAACGCCGATGGTGCAGGAAACATGACCACCGCAGGGACGCCGCAAGACGGGGACAGCCGGTGGACTAAGGTTTTTCGTGTAGTGAGCGAAACCCTCATTGAAGTTATTGATATGTGTTCAAAGGTTGCTGAAGTGGATGTTATTGTTGTTCCAGGCAACCATGATCGCGCTTCGTGTTTTTATCTAGGTGAATTTCTAAATGCTTATTATAGAAACAATGAGAACATTCATATTGATAATTCCCCTATGCTTCGTAAGTATTATAAATATGAAAAGACCCTTATTGGCCTGACACATGGTTCTGAGGAGAGGTTTGATTCCTTGCCGCTACTCATGGCTAGGGAAGCTAAGGATATGTGGAGCCAGTGCGATTTTCATGAAATTCACCTTGGGCATTATCACAAAAAGAAGTTGACAAAATACGTTTCAGGTGATACGTTCAATGGAGTGGTTGTGCGTATTCTTGAATCCATGTCTTCTACGGACTTCTGGCACTTCTCCAAGGGATATACAAAAGGAATCCGTGCTTCCACTGCAATTGTGTTTCATCCAGAAGATGGGTATATTGCGGAGTTTGTCTCTAAAATTAAGGATAATTAAAGGAGCATTAAAATATGAGTAATAATTTTAATACAAATACATTAAATAAAGATGAATGGTTGACTCCTAGATATATAACCGATGCGCTTGGTCCATTTGACTTAGACCCCTGTTCTCCTATTACGCGGCCATGGTCTACTGCTCGGACGCATTATACAATTGAAGATGATGGGTTAGTTAAAGAGTGGTACGGTCGAGTATGGTGTAACCCTCCATACGGCAAACATACGTTCACTTGGTTAGAAAAATTGGCACAACATGGAAGAGGGATTGCTCTTATTTTTTGCAGAACAGAGACCAAGGGATTTCATGCTCAAATATGGGACAAAGCGGATAGTATTTTCTTTTTTAAGGGACGGCTTAAATTCTGTGACATAAATGGTAAAACTGGAAATACTGCAAACGCCCCCTCTTGTTTGGTGTCCTATTCTGGTGAAGATACTTTATATATTGAAAAAGCAATTAAAGAAAATAAGATAACTGGTAAACTTATTTATTTACGGCAGTAAAAAGGAGGGAAAGTAGTGAAATACTGCATCATCGGGGATTTCCATTTAACAAATCACATTCCGGTTTGTAGATTGGATAATTATCCGGAAGCACAAAAAAAGAAACTAGAGTGGATTTTCAATTATTGTGTTGATAACATGATTGAAAGAATTATATCTGTTGGGGATTTTCTGGACAAGGCGCAGTTTCCCCTGCATTTCATTAGCGAAACCGTTGATCTATTCAAACCGCTGAAAACATACATTGCCAATATTCCGTTTTATTCAGTGATAGGCAATCATGATAGTTCTTTTCATTCTGTTCTATCAAACAATTCTGTTTTTGGTGTGTTGAAGAAAGCTGGATTTATCAAGACAGAACCGCCAATTGATTCAAATTGTGTTTTTCACTTTGTTCATTATCAAGAGCCTATTCCTGAACCTATCAAGGATAAATTTAATGTTCTTATCATTCATACGGGTATTAGTGAGAAGCCCTTGCATTTTGATACGAAAGAACGATGGCATACAGCAAAGGATTTTCTGAAGGACTATGGTTTTCAGTTGGTTTTTTCCGGCCACAACCACAAGCGGTTCAAGGAATCTTACCGCACAGGAAGTCGTAGGTTATATAACTGCGGTTCCGTTTGTAGAAGTTCTGTAGATCAATTTGACCACGAACCGTATATCTACATTTTTGATTCTGACACAAGGGAAGTTGAAGAGATTCCGGTTCCTATCACAGATGCTTCTTTGGTCATAAACAAGGAGGCCCACGATAACAAAAAAGAGATTGACATGAAGATTGCCTCTTTTGTTGAAGGATTTGGAAACCAGGAAAACATTTCTCTTGACTTTTTATCCAACCTGTGGCATAGTCCTTCTGTGGTTGGGGCAGATGAAAAGGTTAAAGAAATAATTCAAATTTGTGTTGAATAAAGAGGAGAAATAAATGCAGGATATTATTAAAGAACTCGATTCAATTTCCAACATGATTAAGGAGAATGAAAACAAACGAGCTAGGCTTGAGGGAGAGAAGGAGAGTCTGATGAAACAACTTTCTGAAAAATTTGAAATTGGTTCTATCAGGGAGGCAAAGAAGAAACTTCAAGAAATGCAGGAAGAAAAGGAAAAGTTGGAAGAAGCTATCAATAAGCAAATGGAAGAACTTCGTGAAATTCTTCCGGTGTAAAAATGAACCTCTCTAAAATCAAAGAAATCATTCTCACACACAAAGCAGAGAAAAACATGCTTGACAAACAAATCAAGCAAATCTCTGACCAGTTGTGTGAATTGAAAGAAACATACGAAGCGGCCCTAAAAGCCAGAACAATCATTCAAGATGTAGGCAAGCAAACGCAGCAGCAACTTGAATATCATATTTCTTCCCTTGTCACCACGGCCATTTTGTCGGTGTTTGAAGAAGACATTGAGTTCAAGGTTGAGTTCGTTGAGAAGAGGGGAAAGACTGAATGTGACTTCTGGTATATTAAGAACAATGAAAAACTCAAGCCTGTAGTGAGTAGTGGTGGCGGGCTTTTAGACATTACTTCTCTTGCTCTTAGAATCAGCTTTTGGAATCTCAATAAGAATAGGGGCGTGATGATCTTTGACGAGCCTATGCGCTATCTTTCCAGGGAACTCGTGCCAAGGGCGGTTGAGATGGTTAAGATGCTGTCAGATAAATTGGATATTCAGTTTATTTGCGTAAGCCACCTAAATGAGTTTATGGACCAGAGCGATAAAAACTTTGTAATTGAAAACGGGAGATTGATGTGAGGCAACAAATTACTCAGTATTACTGTGATATTTGTCATACGCCGGTATCTCAGTATAGACATTCTGTACGGCTGTTTAATGGGAAAAAAGCACTCGATGAGCATAAAAATGAAGAATACGATGGTCATGAGACAGTAGAATTATGTATAACTTGTCAAAGTAAACTTCTTGATTTTATTAAATCTGGAAAGGATAGTTTGTGTTGGAAATGATTAAAAATTTTATTCAAAAAATTAAATGTCTTTTTGGACATCATGATTTTATTTTTATTTCCGGTCCGCACTATTATGTTGAAGGAAAGGATTCTAGGTATTATTATACAAGTATTTGTTCCGGGTGCCGTCTGCTGCTAAAGGAAGATGTCGATGCCCGTACAAAGGACACTAACAATTATGTAAAGTATAAGGGGAAGATTTAATGTTTGGCAAGAAGAGTAATGTGATTCGGTTTTCAGTCAACGAAGATATTGATCTAAATGAACTTCCTCACTTCTTCTCCACCGATGGAGCAGAACTTTCATGGGGGTTTGTTGATTATGAAACCAAGGAAAATTCCCCAAGTCCGTGCAGGAAAACCTATGTGAATGGTAAGGAGATCGTAGCTGTTAAGTTTCGTATTGATAAACGTTCTGTTCCTGGTAAGGTGTTAAAGAAAGAATATGAACAGGCTCTACGTAAGTTGGTTGAACAGAAGTCTACTGTGAATGAATACGGGGAAGTTGATACGTACATTCCAAGCAAGGATACCAAGAAGGAACTGAAGTCGGCAATTAAGAATCGACTTCTTAAAGAAGTTCTGGCGGTCCCGAATTACTTTGACGTTTATTTTAATTTTAATGATGGATACGGGTACTTCTCGTCTTGTTCTGAAAAAGAGTTTAATCTTATGAGTGGTTGTCTCGATGAATCCATTATTATTTCTTCATTCAATGATCAGCTTGTAGAAGACGACATTCATTTCTTCATTGAATCTATTTACGAAAAAAAGCATGAAGAATATGATCTGGTGGTGGATGATAATATCAAGATGACAGATATTAACCAAGTAGGTAAGGTTAGTTTTGTAGATGCGGAAGAAAAGGAGCAAGTGGTTTCTCTGCTGGATAAGGGTTACACTTTCAAGGAAGCTACACTCACATTCAAATCTTTTGATGCTTCATTCAAACTAAAGAGTTTTTATTCAATTTTTGCGTATGAAGACGAAGCAATGGAAGTTGATGTAGATGAGAAGCAGGAGGAGATTTCACAACGATTCATGGCACTAGATGCGTTATATGATGTGATTAAAAAGAACATTAAACTTTTCATTGAGGAATAGATATGAAGGAAAAGACTTGTAAGATTGGGCGCGGATTGACCGATGATTACTATGCCGTAACAAAGTTTTTCAAAGACGGTTGTACTACGGATGATCGTTATAAATATAAAATTGAAAATTGGGACTTTGTTCAAGGATGTGTTCTGCGAGAGATTTTGGTTCCTCTTAACGTGAGTCCTGAATTGTGGTCTAAATTCATTAATGGTAAAGCCAAGATTGTGGAGGAGTAGCTATGCACGACGGTGTGTTTGTAGACGATGGATTTGAAGAACTTGATATGGTTTTTCAAAAAGCATTTGCGCGGGTTACTGAAGGAAAAGGTAGGGAACGACATAATCCTGAAGGAAATACTCCATTTGTAAAACAACCTATTCTTGAGATTGCGCGAAGGCAGGGGCTTGGTTATCTCACTGGACAGGCAGAGAAGAAGATGATGGAAGTGCCGGTACTACTTGAGAAGTACAGCTATGACAATGCAATCAATGAACTTCTAGATGTTATGGTATATAGTGCAGCGGCGGTTATCTATCTTGAGGAGAAAAGAATTAGTGGAGAATTTCCGAAAACAGGAATTGATAGTGCAGACGACATAATGGATATGGAAGTACATAAGTTTGTTAAATGTTTGGATTACGTATTTAAAAATAATGTAATGGGATCAAGAGATTATATTACTAAAATGGTAGATGACTACAAAAGCGCACGCTAGATTCCTCAAGAGCAGAGGATTTCTGATGGTGCAGAACTACTTAAAGATTTTATATCTAAGGTAAAGTAAGTATGCATAAAATTAAAATAAAATATCACGACAAGGAACTTCCTAGGATTGAAAAGATTGTTGTAGGGGATTGGATTGATCTTAGGGTATCGGATAAGATTAAGATTAGGGCAAAAGACGGGGAATGGATAGAAAACACTTTGTGGGAAGGGGCTACTGTTTGCTACCCTAATAATACAGAAATGATGATCGGCCTCGGAATCTCCGTAGACCTGAATGGAATGGAAGCACACGTTGTTCCCCGTTCTTCAACCTTCAAGAAATACGGACTTATTCAAACCAACAGCATGGGTATTATTGATTCTTCCTACAACGGGGATGGAGATGTTTGGTGGTTTCCTTGTTATAGTCTCAAACCAGGAACCATCAAACACGGAGATAGGATTTGTCAATTTCGCATTATGGAACCTATGAAAGAAACCTATATAATTGAAGTAGATACTTTGGATAATGAGGATAGGGGCGGTTTCGGCAGCACGGATATTATGGATTAAATTTAACTCAAAAAACACTTGACATTTTGGTTTGCTTTTGCTATAATGTTATTTGTCATGCCCCTCCTTTGGTCTAGGGAGCATCGGTTTGGAATGGGCTTTTCCCGTTCGCCGGTGCTCCCAATTTAATCTTCAATCCCATATTCACAGCAAGGAGTTCTAATGGATTTTCCAACCAGTTACCAAGAATTTATTTATACTAGAACCTATAGTCGATGGAAAGAGAAAGAAAAATGCAGAGAGACATGGAAAGAAACTGTTAATAGGTATAAAGACTTTTTTATTTCCAGAGTACCATCGGAGAAAGAAGCAGAATTTAACTCTGCTATTACTTCGATTATTAATTTAGACGTAATGCCTTCTATGCGGGCATTATGGGCGGCTGGACCCGCACTGGACAGGGAAAATATTGCAGGATATAACTGTTCCTATTTAGCAGTTAATAACATAAAAGCATTTGCAGAATGTCTATATATTTTAATGAACGGGACAGGCGTTGGTTTTTCTGTTGAAAGACAAGAGGTTAACAAATTACCGGAAGTGCCTCAGTTAAAAGAAGTAGTAGATGTGGTTGAGTTTTCCGATTCAAAAAAAGGGTGGGCAGACGGATTCTACCGGTATTTGCGGCATTTATATAAAGGCGAGATTCCTAAATACGATCTATCTAAAATTCGTCCCAAGGGTTCTATTCTTAAAACATTTGGTGGAAGAGCCAGTGGACCAGAGCCTTTAGATGATCTAATTAAATTCACAACGCAGCTTTTTAAAAACGCTCAAGGTAGAAAACTATCTTCGATTGAGTGTCACGATATTATGTGTAAGGTGGCTGCTATTGTTGTTGTAGGGGGTGTTCGTAGGTGTTTACCATTTGACACGCCTATAATGACAAATAATGGTATTAAAAGTATGCACAGCCTTGAAGATACTGATAAGGTATTGTATGCAGGTAAGACATATCCAATTAAGGGTAAGGTTTTTTCCGGCAAACAAAAAACGTTGTTGTTTAAAACCCGATTTAGTGAACTGGAGTGTACCCTTAATCATAGGGTTGCGGTTTTCGAAAAAAATACAATAGATATTACCTACAAACAGGCTAAGGATGTTTGTGTAGGGGATATGTTAGTATGGGATACTAATGGGTATGAGGGTTCCGAATTAATCCCCCTACCGGAGTTTACTAATTCTAATCACTTTAATTCAAAGCAACTGACATTTCCTGCATATATTAATGAAGATGTGGCGTATTTGTTTGGTGTAATTGTAGGAAATGGACATATATCCCCGAAAGGTATAGAAATAACCCAACACACCCTACAAAAAGAAGTCCTTACTAAATGTAAAAATATTGCTTATGAATATTTTGGTATTGATAGTAAGGTAAGTCAAGGACATGGGGATTGCCTACGATTGAGATTGAACTCCGTATCTATATCGCAATGGATGTCACATAATTTGAAAAATAGTTCAGAATTATATATACCCCAATATATATTAAATGCGACTAAACCCGTTCGATCAGCCTTCTTAGCGGGCTTGTTTGATGCAGATGGGAGAGGCAGGGCAGATTCGGTGTGTGAACAGGTTAATACGATATACAATCAACTAAAAAATGATACAGTATTGGCATTAACATCATTAGGAATCGGAAGTCGCGTAGACACTATTAAACGAGAAGGATACTCTGACGCGTATTCAATTTTTGTTACGGGAATGACAAACAAGAGAAAGTGGATCGAACATATTAAACCGTTTAGTGTAAGTGGAAAAGCAGATTGTATCACAGTATCAGGGGGTCCATTTGATTACAAAATTCCTTCTGCGTGGTGTGGATACCCTACTGGATGGAAACGAGACGGTTTCATTACAATGGACACTGCAATTGATAGGGGTTTCATAAAGAATACCTCGCTTATGCCTGATATGGTAGTATCTATCGAAGATGGACGATATGTAGACACCTATGATATTGAAGTTGACGAAATTAACGCATTCAATGCAAACGGATATATTGTACATAATTCAGCCTGTATTTCTCTTTCAAATCGTTCAGATGACAGAATGGCACATGCCAAGGACGGGGAATTTTGGAATACTAACCCACAACGTATGCTTGCTAATAACTCCATTGTTTACACTGAAAAACCGGATGCTACTCAGTTCATGGAAGATTGGTTGGTATTAGCTCGTAGTGGAAGTGGTGAGCGGGGTATTATTAATAGAGAGTCTATGGAATTTATCGTTTCTCAAACCGGACGAAGGGAAACTGGATACCCCTGGGGGGTAAACCCCTGTGCTGAGATTATTCTTCGTCCCAATTCTTTTTGCAATCTAACAGAAGTAGTTATTCGTCCAGAAGATACTAAACAAACTCTTAGGCAAAAAGTAAGATACGCAACGGTATTGGGTTGTTTACAATCCACTCTTACTGATTTTGGTTTCCTTTCCCGATCTTGGAAAAACAATACAGAAGATGAACGCCTACTCGGTGTTAGTTTAACTGGACTACGGGATCATCCGATCCTTGGAAAAGTGTCTAAAAAAGCCAAAGCATGGTTGACAGAGATGAAGGAAACTGCTATTGAAACCGCAGAGGAATGGTCTAAAGCCCTTCATATCAATATGCCAGCAGCAATTACCTGTACCAAGCCCAGCGGAACAGTATCGCAATTAGTTGATTCTGCAAGCGGACTACACCCGCGATTTAGTCCGTACTATGTTCGGAGAGTGCGAGTATCCACTGGTGATCCTGTATTTAAGTACCTCAACTCCATTGGTATGAAATGGGAACCCGAGGTTGGGCAGACTAGGGAGGGGTGTTCCACAGCAGTATTTCCATTTCCAATAAAATCACCGGAAAGTGCGGTTATGCGTCAAGATGTAGACGCTCTGGAACAATTGGAATACTGGTTAATGCTTCAGAAATATTGGTGTGAACATAAACCCTCTATTACTGTTTATGTAAAAGAAAATGAATGGCTCAAGGTTGGTTCTTGGGTGTATGAACATTGGAATTATGTTAGTGGTATTAGTTTTCTTCCTTATGATGGGGGAGTTTATCCACTCGCCCCTTATACGGAATGTACAGAAGAAGAGTTTATTGAATTGAGTAAAAATCTACCTGTAATGGATTTTCTACAACTAAGTGTTTTTGAAAATGAAGATAAAACAGAAGGTAGTAGGGAATTTAATTGTACGGGTGATAAATGTGAAATGTAAGTAAACAACAAGGGGAGGGATTTCTCTCCCCTTGTTGTGAATAACTCTAAACAGGATACTACTATGGGAAAGACTTTTAGGAACAAAGACTTCACCTTATTTGGTGGAGTTGGTGATGGAAGGGATGGAAGCACTCTTTCAGATTCAGAGAGTTATAGGCAATACAAAGAGATGCGTCGAAGGATGGATAGGCGTAGGGCAAAGCAAATGGTCAGGGAAGGTAAAGACCCGCTTCCTATTAAGAACGACTATAAATATTGGTGGTAATTCATGACAAAATCAAATTATTATTTTGATATACAAGAGTATGCTAAGTATAAAACCAAGCACATAAATACACTGACAAGAAAATTGCCGAGGGAGTTCTACGACGAAATTAAATGTTTAATCAATACCTTAATGTCCGTTTTCGGTTATCTTTTTTGTTTTATTTTATTGATACTTTATTATACATTAGGATATTTTCCGTTTATAGTATTTAGGTATATCGTTGGGTATAGATTGCGTAAACGATTTAACTCTTTTGCTGAACATAAAAAAGAAGATGTTTTTAAGCGGCATACTTTTTTTGGTAAATCTTATATAATAAAGAAGGAAAATGAAAGTGAATAGAACCTTCACAATATCTGTTGAAAAGCTAACTTCCCCGGAGTTGGTAAAAAGAGCCTGTTCCACAACCATCAACAAAGACTCAAACATCTCATTGGACAAGATTTATCAATGTATGCACTCCCCAATGAGAACGCAGATATTCTATGTGTCCATGACTAACATTCCTACATTTGTTGCAACTCATCTAGTACGGCATGTCACTATTGTTCCTTTCGTGAAGTCCAACAGAGAAGATAGAGGAGGGGAAAATGCAGATAGAAACACTCCTGTAGATATGGACTTCATTGCTAATGCGGAAGCACTAATAAACGTAGCAAGGAAACGGTTGTGTAGGAAGGCGTCAAAAGAAACAACTGAAGTTATCGAGCAGTTAAAGATTCAAATGCAACGGGTGGATTATGATCTAGCCTTCAGAATGGTTCCTAACTGTATTGAACATAGGAATTGCAAAGAGAAGACTTGTGGATTTCTGAAGAAATTCCTTGACAAAAATCCAAAATTGTGCGATAAGGAGTCATTGCTTGATGTAAATAGTTGGTATGTAGAGTATAATAAATGGAAAAAGTAAATACTATGCGCTATCTTAATAAATTAATAAAGGAGACAATATGAGTGGTTTTAATCAACCGACACCAGCTGAACATGAGAGACTGGCCCTGATGCTTGAAGAGCTTGGCGAAGCTCAACAGGCAATCGGAAAAATACTGCGGTATGGCTACGAGGAGTACAGTCCGTTTGACGATATGAAGACAACTAACCGAGTCGCCCTAGAAAAGGAGCTGGCGCAAGAAATCCCCATCTCCGAGGCCAAGCGCATTGCCGAAAAGTACGGCTACGATCAGGTGGTCATCCTGTCCACCAGTGCGACCGCGCCAGGCGGGGCCACCGCCTTCAACACCGACAAGAAGAAGTGCGGATTCCTCAGGAAGGCGGCTGCAATGCTCCACACCAACTTGCGGTCATTCTACGCCGATGAGTCCGTTGCCATGGACTACTATCGGCAGATGCAAGCGGCCACCGGCCAGAATGATGACAAATAGGGAAACATGAGGTGAGAAAGATGGAAAAAGGTCAAATCTATTGCGTAAAAAGCAAGCGTCCCTCAGGCGAAGTTAACACGATTCATGTCGTTGCGGTGGATATTCGTGACGCCGCCGACTGCGCCGATGACGTTGTTATCTCTGTAGAAATGATATGCGACATCGACAAGGTTTCGACAAAAATTAAAGGCGAATAATTTTATTGTGGGGCGGCTCCCGGTGGTGAGGACATATCGCTGAACGGTTTGCAAGCCCGAAGGCGTGTAGAAAACGCATCTATGAGCCTTGTATTTTAGACATCAAGGACGATGTGCGGCGGTTCAAGTCCTCGGCGGAGCCGCCCAAAAACAAAGCCCCTTTCTTTTGAGAGGGGCTTTTTATTGTTCAATAATTAGGATTGCGGTATCTGCTTCTTGATGGTTAGTCGCCCTTCTACCGGGATAGTAACCTTAGAAGCAACATCGGTAACATTTAATTGGTATGTATAGGTGTCTCCTGTCAACGTACCCCAAATAGCATCGTCGTTAGTAAAAATAACAGAAGCATTAGTATCTCCGGTCCCATCTTGCCCCGCACCGTCCTTTACTGCCACAAACGCATATGCAGTAGTTCCAATTACCATCTTTACGGTGGCCGTAGATAAATCAATCAAAGAACCAGCAGTATTTCTAACCTCAAAGGTCAGGGTACCATCTGTGTCTCTATATACAGTAAAATTAGACATTTTATTTCTCCATTTTAGGTGGTTGCTTTTCTTATTAACATTATATCATATCAGGTATTTGTAAGGAGTAATATCTTAACAGAATATCTTAACGGTTTCTGTAGATATGTTTAAATACATAGGCGTAGATTACCTTTTTTGTTATACTATAATAGGTAGATTGCAAGTATGTTCATCTTTAATCCAATACACATACTTATCAATAATCTCAACCGTTCCCTCAGATATTCCTTTGTTCAATTCATCCATGAGTCCGTTGCACAAAGCAGATATATCCCAACCAAAACAAACAACTCCATCGTCTTGTCCGTCTGGCCTAAATATTGGGGTCTTTATCATTTTAAGAATTACAAGCTGTCCATCTATGTTTCCAAATTCAACATACAAGCATCTTTTCTTTTGTTTTTTACAATGCTCATCCGAAGACATACATATATCTCCAAAGGAGTGTTGTTTGCCCGTAGTCTCTATATATTCATTTATTATATCTATATCCGTCTTGCCTAAAATATCTGGCATACAGGTTTTAGGCATACGAAAGAAATGAACACATTGATACTCATTTACAAATAGAAACCTTCCTTCACTATCCTTTCTACAAATTAACCCACCGGCAGCGTGTGTCATGTCTGCGATAAGTTTGTTATTTGAAGCAAGAATCTCATTTACATGAAGTAGTTCTTCATTGACCTGCTCTAATCTACTCTGTGTTGCTATAAGTTCATCTCGCTGTTTTTTTGCTTCACTAAATGCAAGATCAAAATTACGCCTTACCTCTTCAATTTCAACAGCGGTCTTTTTCAAATTATTTTTTGTGTCAATGAATATGCCGAACATATAAACTACCCCATGTGAGTCTTTATCAACGTATGAATGATGAAGAAAAAGGTTCCAACGGACCCAGATATAAAAAGCATCAGCACTGCCCACATTATTTTTTGCTGCGCTTTTATTCCCGAAATATCTTCAACCAACGTATAAACCTTTTCAGATAGTTTATCAAAACTATCCTTTAACATATCAAAAGGGTCCATGTCGCACCTACCTTTACCACATCTGTTAAACATTGAATATGTGGATTTTGTTTTCTATATGAGTATTAGCGCAATCTATATGCAACCAAGTAGGTGTATGTTTGATATTTTCCAAACGCCTAACACCAATACTATACCAATATTCTTCATTATCAAGAATGTAATCGTAAACTACATCAACAGAGGAATCGGGGAATTTTAAATCCATCGCACAACCAAACTTGTGCATAGAATATAATGCTCCTATGGAAGAATCTACTTCTCGCATACCACTATCCTGATAATTGCCGCCCCATTGCCAATTATTGATAATAATCGGAGAACCCATACCTTCCCTAAGTGTGTCAATAACGTTCAAAATAAGAGGATTGAGGAATTTCCACGAGGAGTTCCCATATCTTTTATAAATATTCGGATTAACTAATTCTTTTATATTGAAATGTTTAGTTTTCATCGTTATGATTTTCCTTTTCTATCAATTTTTTAACTTGAGAATCATATGCAAAGAAGGCGGCTTTTGCTTCTTTTCTTGCCCTCTCCGCTTCAAGAAAATTCTTCCATATAATCATTGCAGATTTCTTTGAACCTAAATGAGAATCTTCTGGCAACTCGATATACTTGGGATCAGTGGGCGGCTCAACTCGTTCCGGAACTCTAGTTACTGTAATAGTGTGTTCTACTATTTTAGGCCAACACCCATTAATAAAGAGTAGGCTAGTTAAAACCAAGAACAGAATTGATTGCTTTAACATATTCTTCATTTGACTTCTCATCTAATACTTTCAGTTTAGAATCTTCTTTATCTATCTCTTTTGTATTCTCGCAAATCTCAAGCATTTTATCATATTGCTTTCTATATTCTTCAAAGTCTTTTTTATATGAAACAACTTGGTTTTGTAGTCCATCAATAACAAGTTGTTTTGTTTCCTGATCCTGTTCTAGTTGTTTATTCATATTTTTTATAGTAGATAGTTCTGATACTTTGTTAGCAAGTTCTACTTTCGTATTACTATGAGAAGTCTTTTCCCACATATAGAGAACGCCTAGGGAAGCAATAACAATCCCTAGTAGAATAACAATTACACCTTGCTTCTTGCCCCCAAAAAATGAAAGGAACGCTGAAAAAATAAACATAAATATTATTCCTTTTTATCAGATGGGGCATTAAGTTCAGGGGGAACTTCGGTATTGGATTTCGTACTACTATTCTTACTTTCTGCCCATTTTTGTGCGGCCTTACTACCTAAAGCACCTAAAATAAGGAATGCAAAGGATTCGTTAAAATCTTGCCACCCATTTACAAATACATAAACGGTCCAGACTAAGATAGGAACCACTATCGCAAACGCGCTTAAAATACGCATCTGCGATAGTTTACCTAAATCGTCTTTAAACATTTTGGATAATGTTTCTATTACTTTATTTAATACTTTATTAGACACAATACAGTTCCTATTAAGGTTCTATCGGCCAGAATACCTCTTCGGGGAAACCTTCTTGTAACGGCACGTCCCGAAGAGCTTGTATGTAGGCATCAAGAGCCGCAATATCATCCATTGGTGTAATGCCCTGCCGTACCTCGGATTCATACCTCTCGACGCGCCACATGATTGCCTCGATACGCCGGTCACGTTCGGCGCGGACCGATTCTTTTTGTATGATGGTGTCGTACTCTGAAACCTTTGAGTCAATTTCGGCCTGAGTGGGCTGCGGTATGTTTTTATCATGCCAAACCAGTTGATCATCGATGATAGACCACGCCGCGCCAGGGGTCAGTTGTTGTAGTGCCCATTCTATTGTCATACTGCAATCTCCTCGATGATTATTACTGTCGGGGCCGTGGCATCGTTGTTATGATTGCGTCCGAAAGTCACAGTACCAGAGACAGGGGACTTATGATGTATATCATAAGTTTTAGGCGTCACCGTTCCCGGAATATCTTCCGCAACCATGGTTGCCGTAAATAATCCGCGTTGCGCACCCGTACTGGAGGATCCTCCGATAAAGGCACTTGCCAGACAAGTTTCCACGCCGTGTAGATACGCAGACCCGTCGTAGATTGAAACCTCTTGTCGGATGTTGACCGAGTCCCCCCCACCGTGTGCAAAAACACGAATGCGAACTTTGTTTGCCGCGTTAGAAAGATCATTGTCGAGCGAAAAAGTCACTCCGGTTGACACATACGCATCCGAAGAGGTGGACGCTTTCGTGTTGTCAACGATGAACTTTTGCTGCACGACGTTACTCCCGCTGCCCCCCGCGACTTCATCTATGGCAGCTTGTACGTCGGTCGCTATCAGTCCGCTAGTGGTGTTGTCGTAAACAGTTGCGTCTGCGTCAAGGCCGGTCAACTGTGATCCGTCCAAGGTGGGGAGAACGCCTCCCGGAGCAACAACTGTATCAGCACCATAAGGCTGTACAGTCACGCCGATATCTTCTTCTTTAAGTCTATTAGGAGCTGATAAGGGAGGTTGCCCATATTCAACAGCAGTTAACCCACTATCTACCGTAACATCAGAAACAACCACAGTCGTTAAGTCCGACCCCGCGTTATACGAAGACGACACGACATAACCATACGCATTGGTTGTTTGATCTAACCAAACGGCTCTATCTGCTAAATAAATGGCAGTCTTATCTCCTTCAACAGTAAAAGAAGCGGCATCAACAAAAGAAACCGCATCTGCCTCTGTCATCCACCAATCACCAACAGGGGCGTCCCCCTTCAACGTGCCGTCATCATTTAAAGCAACACTAAGCCTAGCGTTAAGAGTGGCGGCACTTCCTCTGGCAGCAACAATTTCAGCAGTTAATGCCAATAGAGACGGGGACGTTGATGCAATATCATTCCACGATGTTCCATCCCAAACAGTTATGGCGTCGTTTGTTGTATTATAAAAAGGTTGCCCGATAACCGGATTCCCTGGGGCCGATGTACCACTCCACTGAGAGCGTATGGCGTCCATGTTTGCATTTAACAACCCCGGAAATGTTCCCATCGTAGTGGTTGTCAGAATGTCTGTAAATACTTGAGACATTTTATATAATCCTCCGTTAAAAACCTGATATTTCTAAATTTACCGTTCTTTCTATTCCATTACCAGCAGCATCGTAAATATATACCGTAAATCTATCTGATTGAATATCTACCGTATGAGAAGCAACTCCGCTGCCTAAGACCGTAACACCTACATTGTATGAATTTAAAATAGTAATAGGAATAGAACTTAATAAAAACTCTGTCCCGGTACTGGATATTGTCTGATTATACACTTTTTTAATCTTATCGTCAACATCCAGTATTGTTTGTATCGACGTAAAATCAAAGTTTGTTGATTTGATACTAATATCTGTCTCTGCTTTTACTTGTATGTACCGCGTATTTAGATTAACTATATTTGTATATTCAATCCAATCTGAATAAACGCTATTGTCATCCGAGTATCTATACCACACTTTATATTTCGCAAGTGAGGATACATTCGCAAACGTATCCAATGGAAATGTTCTAAAAGTTCGTCCGTAAATAAAATCATCAAACGAGGGGTCAATCAGAATAGCATCTTTTTCAACTCTAATTCTGAGCGTAAAAGGATTAACTACTCCTAAATCTATGCTATCTGTTGTGTAAGTTCCATTATTAAAATCAAATGCAAGATAACTAACTATTGGTTCATCTTCAAACGTCAACGACGATAGTTCATCAAAAGTTAAACAAGGAACCCATGAAACAACTTCATTTACAGAGTCATACCAAAGATTGTATAAGTCTGCCGTTGCTACGTTATCCGGTATTTCTTCCCTTTGAACAATAACATTTAAAGAATCTCCCAAATCAAGAGTTCCAGTCGTAGATGTTGCCGACAGACTTTCGTTAAAGGTTCTATCCCGTGCTTTAATCCAAAAGGTATATGTACCAGATACAGAAGGAGACCATCTAAATTCATTTTCAGTTATACCAGATGCAATTATGTTTCCTCTATTATAATCTATGCCTTCAACAATTGTATAATCTAATAAGTCTATGTCTGGAATGTGATCCCATGTTAGTATAAACTGCACACCTTTTATTGCCGTATTGAAATTAGATACGTTAGAAGGGGGGGCGTCCTTTCCCAATATAGTTATGCTTTTTGTTTTATCTAAATCAGGAGAATTATACGGACTAACAGATATTTGGTATGTTTCCCCTACAACAAACGATCTATCAATTCTAAAGGACGGTTTGTTAGAAGTACCAACAACTTCCCAGGGAGTAGTGTTTTTCTTTAAAAACACATTCCAAGAGAAAGACTTGCCTGCCCACGTTATATCAATTACCGACTTACCTGTTCCATCATTAGCAAACACCCATGCTTCTCTTGCTTGAAGATCATTTACAAAACTGGATTCCCCTAATATAATCTCATCAAGGTGTTCTAAAGCTCCGCTATAAATTTCTGGAATATATTCGATAGCGGTTATCTTTCTTTGTAAAGTATCGTTGGCTCTGGTTATAGACAGAACCCTGAATTTTTTTGTTATATTATGTAGTTTACCAAAGGCGTACAGATCATTCTTTTCCGGTTGTACATCCCACGCAGATACTAAGTTTAAAGTATCCGTAGTAGTCTCAACACTCACCGGAATTACTTCTTTTGTCTCTACTGTGTCATCTACGTTTTTCTTTACCTGAATAGCGTAAGACTCACCGGGAATCATAGTTACTTCTTCAGGGAGAACAGCAGTATTGGTTTCACTACCTAATAGCCTTCCTGAAGAAAGTCCCCACTGCGGAACATCATGTGAGACCTCAATAACCTGACCAGGAAAACAAGCTATAGAATCAACTCCGGCTTCAAAAGAAATAGTTTGCGTTAAGTATCTATTTCTAAGAAGAGATTGCTTACCAAACATGATTGCCTGGTTTCTATCAGTACAACCAAGAAGCGTTACGCTGGTCTTATTGATGGTAGTTTGTTCCGTGTCGTAACCATCTTGATAAATCTCAATTATCTGCCTAGAATATTGTAGATTTTTATCAAAATAAGTAACTTCAATAGCATTGGCTCTCTCAGTTGTGTCAATAAAAGAGTTGGAATACGTGTTCTCGATCATATTCCCCTTGGTGTACATGAAATGCTGAACCGCAATAGGCTCGGCCTTATCAATAATTATGCCATACTTAGCCCCCTTGTGAACTACAGCACCGTTTCCAAGCAAAGAAATAGTATCAAGAATACTACGAGTATTAGATGCTGCATCCATATAAATATTAACAAAATATCCTTGTTCTTCGCAATAATCGGCCCATTCCTCAAAATCCTCTAATATAAATCTAGAGGCCGGTTCTCCCGCTCCGTAAATAGGATTATGGAGAATATCATAACAAGCCCACGCAGGGTTATTTGCGGGCTTTTGTTCATATTCACTTCCGGTCCAAACATCAACATAAGTACGCTCAACTTCTAGGGTAACAGTGGGAGCGGAGCCTTGAAGCTGATCTGTAGCAAGGGCTTCTAAACCAAATAATGAAGTACCAGGATAGGTGAAGTCATCATAGATTATTTCTTGTATGGTTGAAAAATACGTATCGTTTCTATACCGCGTCCCTGTTTCCAACTCCTCCGCAAGCCTAGCCCGAACTTCGTATTGTCCAGCAGGAATATTATATACGACGAAATTTCTACGTATTTCTTCTTGGGTAGCCCCGGTTATAGTCAATGCGTCCGTAATAGCAGAAGTTTTTATATAAACTTTTAGTTGTGATTCGGAGGTTAGTTTACCCTTTACTATTTTTACATATGAGATATACCGCCAATAACTAATTCCTATCTCGGAAGTATACCTTTCCCCCTCTACATGCTCATCAACATCGGTACTCCCCGCCTCTAATTCAACCCACTTATCTTCGTAGTAATATCCAGCCGACCATCTTGCTTTGTTCAATATCCGTTCAGTATAAGTGTCCCTTGGTTCTTTAAAGGAAAACCATTCAACGGTATCTTTTTTCCTATACTGGATGTTTAAAGTTACTGTTTGCGCATCAAGCCCTCCCCTATTATTGGCGTAGTATAATCCAGGGATAACAATACCAACACCTAGTCCCTCTACAGCATTTCCAGAAGTTTCAGTTTGCGACCAATCAGTAGTTAATTTAAATCCAACGGCCTTATCTGATATAACATCTGAAAAGGCAGGAATGATTCCTTGATTTAATCCACCATACCGTTTTGAAACAGTTACTTCATTGTAATTATAAATAGGATTATCATTGATATATTCGTTGCCGATAAAATCAACAGGATGATCGGCTACACAATAAAGAGCATTATAAATTTGATTATTATCTTTGTTTGTAATGAAGGAGTTAATAATAGGCGGGGTTACCCTATGTCTACCGTATAATACAGGAACAACTATACCTTGTTCTTGTGGGTTGGGATCGCGTTCCCATCCGTAAGTTGGTGTGGAGGATATATTTTCCATTGAGGGGCCACCCGCATCAGGTAAAGATGCGCCACCAAATATAGAATTAACTAGCAAACCTCCTACTGCGGTAAGCATCATCGGCGCGGCAGCCGTAATCACATTAGCTAATGTATATGCCGCCGGAAGACCTACCCCCATAGTGCTATAAAGCGTGCTGAAGGTAGCGCCCCAAGCAGGAGCAAATTGTGGGGCAATAATACTAACGGCAAGCATAGCAACCATCGCTAGAGGGTTCTTTCCTCCACCACCGCCGCCTTTAGGCACAACAGAAAATACAACAGATGAACCCTTCTTTGGCACAACTGTTTTTACATCACAATCTGATTCTAAAACAACACCATCAACAGAAACAACAATTTCCATTTCTGAAGGCAGAACAGGATTGAAATTCCAAACCAATTCACCAATAGACTTTCCTGGTTCAAACTCCTTTATCTTTTGGCTATTGTGGGGATCAAATATATTCTCAATGCAAGTAACTTTGACTTTGTTTCTTGCACTTGAACTATCTTTAACTGTATCTAGATTTTGTTTCCGTTCCACCTGTAGTATCCCCTTATTCTATTTTTGTAGGAAATGTCAGTTATCTTTGTTAGTTGAGGTCCGGCTTTTTTAAGGGTGTGAATGAATGTGTTCTTGTTTATAAATATACCAAAGTGTTGTACTAAATTCGGGGCAGAGAGTATCATGTTTATCGCAACCAAATCTCCCTCTCTTATTCGGGACTCTTCTATTCTGTAAAACTCTTCTTTGGTCCGTTCAAGAAACTGCATATATATTCTATTCTTATCTTCAGAACCAATTGTGAAATCAGGTATAGCATTTCCAAACACTTCATTAGAAATTGAATGGACAAGCCCCCAACAATCAAAACCCTTTCCCAATTCCCTTCCTCTATCAACAAAAGGAGTTCTCATCGCTTTGGACACGTATTCAACGAGTTTGTGTTTACCTTTATACAAGGGATAACCCTCCTCGACCAACACCGGGGAACCCGCCATATCGAGTAGAGTTGTTTAGTTCCCTACATCTAACTAGAGTTTTGTTACAAGAAGTTGCCGTTCCCGTATATCCACATCTTTCCTGTTTGAACTTATATCTACAGTTGTTCTTCAATATTCTATTTAAAGGAAATCTCTTTCTATATGGATTAGGCGCACCAAGAGTGAAGGTGATATAATCGTGAGTAGAGGTTGGTTGAACCAGAATGTATTCATGGTAAACAACCGGAGTAGGGTCATCTAGGGTTGCAGTAGACACCACATATATCCCAACAGTTATATCAGCAGGACCATTTCTCTTGACATAAGCATCATATTCCTGTAGATAACCTTCAACGGTTCTATCTACATTGGGGATTCTTAACTCAACTCTAGGAATTTCCCCTTGCGACTGCTCAGAAATTTCTTCCATCTCGAAAGGGAAGGCAATCCAAGAATGACCATTCCAAGTTATATCTTCTGTATTTGAAACAACTCTAATAGGTTCGGTTACGTCCGGAATGGTAATCTCAAGGAGGACGAGAAACGAATCTGTTGAGCCTAAATCGTTCTTTTGTTGGATGATCTCGGAAGATAAAATAACGTTGGAAGGCATTTTATGATTCCTCTATTTGAACGGTGGTTGAACAATTAGTCGGGGACTGATATTCTACTTGAATTTCATTCTCACTAAATCTCGCTTCGTATTGAACTAATGTCATGGGGTGCGTCCAGTAGAACAAGTCCCCCTGATTAGCATAAAAGAATGTCTTTATTTCATTTATTTCGGATACATTTAGTGTTGTAAAATCCAATTGCCACTTCGATCTGCCCCGTGTATGGCGAACCCGCGATTGCACGGAGCCGTCTGAGAACGGTGTCCGTGTTTGTGCCTTCACAAGGGATTCAGTAATAGTAGTTGGTGTAATATTTGGGAAAGTATTCATATATTAATCCTTCTCCTTACCAGCTTTAGCTAATTCAGAATAAGTGATTCCCTCTTGTGTTAGGTGTAGATTAACGTGACACTCTTTACAAACACAAATGCCATTATCAATGTCTACTTGTTCCATTGGCGAGCATACTACAGGTGTTATATGGTGAGCCTGTAGATGTTTCTTATCGAATCGGTTATTACAGACTTGACAGGTGTAGTTGTCACGTTCAAGGATCATTTGTCTAAATTCAATTGAATATTCTCTATTATTAGGTTTTTTGAAGCCTTTTGGATATATACGTCTTCCGAATACAGAACAGGATTCTTTACAAGAGTCGGAACAGTAGAGTCTCCTTTCTCCTGTTGCATTCCCATTTAATGATCTTATTCTATCCTGTACTTGTTGATTAGTTGGAATAAAGTATTTCTTACACGTGGCACATTTTACTTCTAAATACCCTTCTTTAGACTCTCTTGGAGATTCAAGAGGTGTTAATTTATCTGTATAGACTTCATATTTAGCAGGAGAAATATTATATTGTTTTTTCTTTTCTACTATAATATCACGATTTTCTTCATAATATTGTTTACTCTTTTCTATTACAATATCCCGATTTTCTTCATAATATTGTTTTCTCTTTTCTAATTTAACATCACGATTTTCTTCATAGTATTGTTTACTGTATTCTTTTTTAGCATCATGATTTTCTTCATAGTATTTCTTAGTATACTGTTTATCACACCCTTTACATTGACTACGCTTCCCCCTAATCCCTTGCTTCCCATTGCTAAACTCATCCCATGCTTTAAACTCACCACACTTAGTGCATGTGCGGCCTTCCTCATTTATTATACCTTTAGCCTTTGCCATATTTAATCTCCAAACCCATCTAAGTAAACTATACCTAAGTTGTAATTTTCCCACGGCTCGGTATAAACAGGTAGCGCGTACATATATAATGACTGACTAACTTCAGCATCCCCTGTTAGGCTTAAATTCAATCCACTTCTTATCCTAATCTTCGGAAACACCAATTGTAATTTCCTTGTTTTGTTTGGATAATTATAGGTTATTTCCAGTCTAAAGTCAACATCGGCTATCTTGTGTATTGGAATTATATTACCATTACTAGCTGGATCAATACCTATCAACAATTTCAATATATCCTTACTCAACTCAACAGTCTGCATCTCTATGGTGCAGGAGGTTCTATCTGCTTTATAGTCTTCCGCATCATAATTAGTATTAACATAAGTCCTGCTATTGTATTGAGTACTATAAACGATATTCGTGACCTCTGCATAACCGAAGTAGTTATCTTGGTTCAGAACCGGATTTATAAATTCTAAATTGGAAGCACTATCTCCAATTAGTATTTCTGCGGGGCCAATGGCGATGTTGTTGGCGTCTTTCAATTTAAATGACATTGTATGTTCCTTATTCTTTATATGCTAACGCACAGAGGCTACTTTAGTTCTCAGGCCGCTTCTATTTCTATCGATGCCATCAAGAACAATCCTGATTATTTCCTCACCCATATTTATAGATGAAGTTGCGGTAGCGTTTCCAACCTGTGTTCCTGTCTTGTTCTCAATAACCACCCGGACATTTCTAGGTTCCCTGGACTGTGCCGCCTGTTCCCTTGTTTGTACCACTTCCCCCTTTTCCAATACTGCGGGAACTTCGCCGCCATTGTGGAATCGAGGGGCGTTGATGAAAGCGGAAGGGTCCAGTTGCTTCTTGATTGAAGAAGCCTTTCCTGCCATGCCGCCGCTGTGGTTTGACCCCATTGCGCCTGCGAAGAAACTTCCTACGGAACCAAGAAAACCACCCATGCCGGACATGGCCTCCATTCCTGACATAACAGCATTGAGAATCTGCTGCTTAATAATCATCTTAGTCAGGTCACGAAGAATGGAATAGGCCATCTCACTGAAAGCCTCCCCTGCATTTTTAGTCCCCTCAACAAAATCAAGGAAAGCATCGGCAGAAGAATCCGCAAACTCATCTACAGAATTTACAATCCAATCTCTTACTTTGGAGAAAGAAGACTTGGTGGATTTCTCAATGGAACGCATTGCGCTTTCCCAAGCATCTGCAAAGTCTTCGGGGTTGGCCATACGTTCTTCAAATATAGCACGTTCCCGTTCAATAGCCTTTGTATCATTTTCAACAATTAGAGCATTTAGATCTGCCCTATATTTAGCTTCTACTACCTTCGTCTCATCTCCTCGCTCCTTTGCAGATTCAATAGCAAGGTCAAGCATCTTCTTTGCGGATTTCTTCCTGGCTTCAAATTCAGCATTATCTATATCTTCTTGGGCGCGTAGACGCTGTAATTTGGTGGCATTGCTTGCGGTTAGGGCTTTCTCTTTTTCTGCTTCTGTTTGTCTAACATTCGCTAGAGACTTATCTAATGTAGCCTTTTCTGCATTGATGTTTTTTTGAAAAAGTTCTTTAGCTCTTCTCTGTGCTTTTTCTCTTTCTCTTTCTGCATCTTTGTTTTGTTCTTTCCAAAACTTAGCCAAGGCTTCGTTAAATTTTGTAGAACGAATACTGCTTTTATCATCCGCAGATAAAAGACGAGTCTCAGATAAAGCTGTAATCGTCTCTTCGGCAGCCGCAGCCGCATCTTTAGCAGCCTGTATAAAGTCTTCCTGTAAGGTCACGCTTCCTGTTTTGGTCACTTTCTTCCATGCCGCTTGCCAATGCGGACCTAAATCATCTAATAAATCGCGCCACGCTTTAAAAGCATTTTCAGACTCCTCAATAGCCTTTGCGTTAGCCTTCGCAATAATATCCCAGGAGTCAGTAATTCCCTCTCCCGTTTTAGCAAGAGAGGCAATGTAGGTATTTTGCTCATACGTGAGATTTTTTAATCTATCAGTAGCAATAGTTAATTGTTTAGACGTTTCGGCAAGTTCTTTTTGTAAATAACTCTTCGCAGAGTCCGCTCGTGCAAGGGATAGACCACTTGTTAATTCCTTATATCTTTTGGTTAATTTAGATACTTCTTTTTCAGTTTCTTTAATATCTGCCCTATTAGTCGCCATCGCCTTAGTAATAGCTTTAGGGTCTGATTGATTTAATTCTTCATTGTACTTCTGTAATATAGGAATTAATTTTTCTAAATCTCGTCCATATACATTTACTTTTCCAATAAGTTCTGGATAATTTTCACGTAATAATTCCAATACACGATTGATCTCTTTTTGAGTATCAAAAGATTTCTCACCAGATTTTTGTATATTAGCTAAAACCTGAATATATTTTTCAAGAGCCGCAGAACCCTCTCTATACGCCTCTGCTTCAGCTAAAACTAATGAGGTTCGTGCTTCAACATCTCCCTTTGCGGCTTTTGCTATATTAATAAATTTAGTTAAAGATGTTACGCTTTTGCTTAACCATAGAACAAAACTAGACAGGGAATCAATGAGTCCCTCAATTATTCCCTTTAGTCCGAGTTCTCCAATAGCAACACCTAAGTTTTTAAATCTGTCACCTAAGTTTTTGAGTTTAACCCCTAGACCTTCCTGCTGTTTCAACTGCTGCCTAAATGCTTCGCCCACTCCTGTGATATTATCCAACATTTGTTCGTATTCACCAGAGGTAAATGTGCGAACAAACACGTTAGCCGCCTGTTGCCCACGCAAACCAAATAATTCATACGCCTTTCCTGCATCGGCTAAACCCGTTTTCTGATCTACCAGTATTTTGGAGAGATTCTGCATTGCCTTCTGAAATCCAACAATGCGCGGGTTAATTTGATCTATAGTCAATCCAGCATAGGCTAGCTCTGTCCGCATTTTCTTAGACGGGGCAATCATGCGTGAAATAACATTACGCATGGATGTACCAACCGTACTAAAACGCATACCATTATTAGCGAGTAGTCCTGCCGCCGCTGCAACTTCTTCTAACTGAACTCCCGCCTGAGCCGCAGACGCACCAACATAGTTAAAAATGGTACGCATACCCTGAATAGTCAATTTTGATTTATTAACCGCAGACGCAAATATATCCGCAACTCTGGCAGATTCAGCAGTCTCTAGTTGGAAAGCCCGAATAGCAGAAGTAAATAAATCAGCAGTAAGAGCGAAATCTGTTAGTGTACCGGTAGCAACTGACGCAATAGCATCAATTGATTCCAAGGCTTCTCTAGCGGCGAAACCAGACTGCCCTAAATACACCATTGCTTGAGCAACTTCGTTGGCACTGAATTTGGTATTGTTAGATACCTCTATCATCTTGCGGCCAAACGCTTCTACTTCGAAATTAGAAGAGTTAGTAATAGCTTGTAAATTCTTTAATGCCTGATCGTACTCAACAACAGCAGATACAGAACTTGTTATGGCTTTTGTTATACCACCAAAAATAGCCCCGGCAGCAGCAAACCTAGCAAGGGTTTTAAAAGCACTCACTACTGAATTGGTTGCCCCTGAAAAAATGCCCATAGATTTGGCAGCACTTTTTGACTGCTTATCTACATTAGAAATGGCCCCGCCACCTCCACCCGAACCGGCAAGCCCCTTTAAAGAAGAAGAAACGTCATTAACAGCCTTCTTAAAAGAAGCGTCAACCTTACCTGCGAAAGTAACCGCGAGTTCATTCTTATATTGATTAGCCATAAATATACGTTCCTTTTATATCTTACTAAACAAATAGCAAGCGACACTCCGCTTGTCGGATATATCGCTTGCTATTTGTCGTTTATTCTATCGAGGGGTTAATCCTTGTTTATTATTTCAATACTACCCTGTCCGAAGGCTTTAGCGAACTGTTTCATTTGCCGTTCTGTTTCAGCCTGTTTCTCTTCATCGGTCCAATCAGCATATTTATCTTCGGGCTTTTTCATCTCATCTATTGCAGGAATTTTGACACCTTGAAATGAGGCAAGTATTCTGTAGTTGTTATGTTGCCTTATAGCCGCTTTCTCATACAGTACGTTTAATTGTGCGGGCGTTATGCCGCCTTTGTAAACGGGGTCGTAGAGAATGTTTGATAATGTTATTTGTGGATAGGCCGCAAGAATCGAAGTAATGATCTCATCTATGTCCAGAGGTCGCTTATTCTTTTCTTGAGGCTTTGTACGTTTTTTACTGGTGTTTCGTAGTTCATTTCGAAAATAATAGTACATAATTCCGAAATCTGATTATTATCTATATTATTTAGTTCAACATCGTAATCCGCAACCAACTTCATAATCTTAATAAGATTATCTTCGATTAATTGAAAGATCATCTTTACAATATCAATAGTAGAGGCATCCTGTTCCTTCTTTGCGAAAGTTTCAAGCATCTCGCTTATCTGCTTAGTAAATTCTTTTTGCGCAGCGAAGGATAAAGGGTAAATTTTAACGCTCTCCCGCGTCTTAATACCAACCGTAAGTTCCCTGGTTTCTACATCTATATTCGACATTTTTAAATACTTCTCCTATATTCTTTGTTTATAACAGGGGGATTGAAATATATCCCCCTGTTTAGTTAACTACGCAAGAACGATCTTACCAAGAGACTGACCATCCCAAGCAGCATTGCCGCCTGTCACAGAGGAGTCCGCAGGGGTAGAGTTGAAGGTGATGCTGATGGTTGCGTGGGTATCTGTAGCAAACGCAATTTCAGCCGACTCAGAACGCACCTGAGCACGGGGGAAAATGATAACCATCGTGTTCGTACCATTCGGGAATACATAGTAACCTTCCACACGAACATAATCAGGAGAACTCAGTTCACCTAGTTTAATCTCCCCGGCAGTAGCCGAGTCGTACCCCTGTTTAGCCATGTAGAACGTAAAGACATCATCAGCCGCCCATGTGCCAGCAAAGAAGTTAGCCGGGATTGCAACTAATTCAGTTGTCCCGTCTGTGAAAGTAGACAGCGCAGTAGTGTCCCCTTCACCAATCTGATCACCAGTGAGTTTGCCGCGCTTGTCAGAATAAACGGAATAGGTAGTTGCGGTTAGGAAGATAACGCGATAGGTATCAGACTCAGCATCCGCACCACCGTCAATATCATCAGTGGTGTTGTAGGTTCCCGATGCAGACGATACAACAGTGTAACCTTCACCAACCCAAGAGCTTCCAGCAGCAGTCGGGTCGATGCCCTGAAGCAGTGCGAGGTTCTTGGGGGTCATCTCATCAAATTCACATGTGATGGTTTGGGTTTCCTGTGTAGGGGTAGTAAAGTCCTCCACCATCGGGAAGCCGCTCATATGCTGATAATACTCTTTTGAGTTATTGTAAGACGCGGAAGAGAGTGCGCCAAGGGAATTAGCAGTAGTAAGAACCGGAGTAGTGGTGGCAATATTCGCCGCACTTGCGCCGACCCTAACTTCCATAAGGCCCAAGGCGAGCCTCTGTGGATTGATTGTACGTGGTCCAGGCATAATGCCTCCTTTAACTAGAACAGTCTAATATTGACTGCTCCATTTTAGTTGTATTGTAACGAGCTTGTATTTAGTTCCATCAGTTGCCAGCATTAAAGGGCTTTGATAAGCAATGCTCGCAACCATCCAACCAACAATTTCTTCTTCAGCAGTGTTCAAATTTATATAGATTGGGATTCTTCTTGCCGAGTCAAATTGAGAACTATCAGTGAACCACTCTACAAGTAAATCCCTTAGATCACTCACCACATCACTTGACGTATCATTTCGAGCGCAACAATAAATGTCCACCATTGCTTCATTTAATGTTCCAACAATAAACGTGCCAAAATTAATAGTCATCCAACTTGGGGATGGAGAGTCCTCATTTATAGGAACCTCCATCCCCGTGTCGAATAGAAGGGAGATGGGAGGAGAGTAAAGATTAGCGTTAGTATATAAATACTTACGCATTGAAATTTTAAAGTTTTTCTCTTTACTGATCTCCGGTAATGCCATCTTATTGCCCGTCTTCCGTTTCTTTTATAAGCGTTTCAATCAATTCCAGAAACCCTTTATATGTGGTAAGTGCTTCTTTATCCTCATAAAAATCATCCCTAATTATAGCACTTTTTAATATGTAATGCAAGTGCCGCATCTCTGTTAATGTAAAAATAGTTGTAATTTCTACATCAATCGGTCTAATATCAAATACCCTCATCGTATCTCCCATTTTGAGAACATTCTTTTTGACATTTTATTTATTATGTCTTCTGCATCTTTCTTTACAAAATCAGCAAGAGTTGGTCCGAATACAGGTCTGGCAGGAATCTTTCCACCAGGGGAGCCGTTTTCAATTAGATACCCATAATACGTTATTTCTCTCGAATTGTATCCCTTTGATTTATCTCCTTTATCAAAGAACCAACTCTTTCCCCCTGCGCGTCTTCCTTTAGGAATACCCACAGACCTTCCACCATCACGTTCATAAATAACAATGTTTCTAAAAAGATCACCACCAAGAAACCAAGGGTCTGCAAATCCATAATTTCTAAGTTTCCAATTCAAATAATCCTGATTGTAAGGAGCAGGGGCTTGTGGATATTTTTGTGAAACTAGGTTATTTCTAAGTAGTACAAAATAATTGTGTGATAACGCCCTTATTAACTCACCCCGTGCTCCTACTTTGGACTTGGCTTCAGGATATAAAGCCTTTGTTCTTTTTGCTACTTCAAGAACTTTCTTCTTGAAGGAAGGGCTTATTCTTATTTGTACTGTCATTGTGCTTTAAATCCTTGCTTCATATACTTAACAAAAAGTCTAATGATGAACTATATATCCATCAAGTATATCAATTCCTACATACTCAGAACTAGGCTCCCCGTGTCTATTCAGAATAACATCTTTCCTAAACAACCTAGGATTAACAAAGAACCTTCTATTATCTTCACCTGTATCCATGACTCTGTAGATTCGGAAATAATCATAATCAGACTGCATGAACTCTGGAATGGCCTTGACAAGAATTGGTTCAATATGTTCATCTGTAAAAAGAATCATATACCAATCAGTGTCGCAATTACTAAATCCAGAACAAGAGGTGTTCTTTGATTTCTCCACTATCTTCGCATTAAGCCCCGCAACACTCTCTAAAGTCTTATTCTTATCTCCACCACGTTCCACTACATAAATAGTTAGACTCATGTCTCCTACCTGTTTTCTATTCGTTTAACGGTTATCCTGGGTCATTTTCAATTCATAAGCAAAACCATAGTTATACTTATCCACATTCTCTACCATCATTGTCTCACCTGTTCCAAACACAAGCCTATCAAATTCTCTAATATCATAATGTCTGGATACATATACCAAAAGAGCATCAAGAAGAACTTCACCGATATTGTTATAATCAGAAACCTCAGCACCAAAGCGAGTATTAGTAACAACACAAGGAATGTCTAAATCATACTGATCCACCCATGTCGGCTCATCAACAAAGGTTGACGGGTTGAGAACCATTACTTTTCGTTGAACTTTTACTGTATTGTTTATCTTGTATAAAGTTGCGTGTCTTTGAATAATCTCATTTCTGAAAGTCTCATTATTCAGGTTCATTACCATATATGTTTCGTTATCATATACAGTTCTAAGATAATCTCCGCTAACAAGAACGGTGTCATAGGGGAAATATCCTTTAAGATAGAACTCCTGAATAAAGACTTTTGTCGCCTGATTACTCAGCTTGGTTAGGATGTATTCACTAGGATGCTCTGTTAAAGTCGCGCCCTTAAGTGGAATAATTTCTGTCCCATTACTCGTATATGCTTTTTTTACCTTCTCTCCCACCCTGCTCATAACTAATCCTCTTGAAGATAGGTTATGTCGTTGCCAGAAGCATCATAAACAAATCCGTTAGTGATATAAGTCCCAAACATAGTTTCAGGATCAATTCCTAATCCAGTATTGGGGAAAAGTTCGGGCTGAGATTCCTGAGCAAGAATGAACTGCTCATCATAATAGGAAACAAGATACTTGAGGTGTTCAAAAGGCTGTTGAAGTTCAAGTTTATTAAATTTGAAGTCCTCTGATGCAGTTAGAAGAAGAATTTCAATAGCATGACGTTTTGACCTGTTCACTGCCCACATTTGTTTTAAACCAGCAACAGGATAATCATAACCAAGTTCAATCATGCCTTTATCAATGGCGCGATTGATTTCTTCCTGCGTAAGACTATCCGCAAGTTCTCCTAGTTCCACATCTACGAGAATATATAACTCTGATTTGGTAAGTGCCATTGTTTTTCCCTTCTATACCTACTAAATGTGGTTATCTCTTTTTATGAATAGTCTTCTTTTTGGCAGCGGGCTTCTTTGTTGGAACGGGGTCTTCTTTTACTTCTTCTTTTACTTCAACTACTTCTTCAATAAGATTAGGAGTATTCGTAGTTACATCTTCCTTAGCATCCGAATCTTTATTACCACGGTCATTATTATCTAGAACAGGACGGGCTTCAACTTCTTCATCATCCTCAAGCACCTCCACTGTTCCTGATTTCATCTCAATTTCCTTAAGCAAAAATTCATCAATCTCATCCTTCTTCCCTTCTATGATTGCATCTTTAGCAAAAATCCCAGTGGGTAGGGACAATGTAGTTTTTACTCGAATTTTCATTGTGCTTCCTTTTATTTTAAGCAGGGAGGGGATATATCACAATCCCCTCCCTCCGTTATTCAATTACTCTTAGAGGCCGACCGTAAGCTGGTACACTGAAGCAGGATAGTACAGCACAGGAAGACATAAATCTTCCGTATACAACTCCACTCCATCAGGGGCTTCCTTAATAAAACTACGCATACGTATACCATAAGTAGAAGGAATACCATGAGGAGCCTGCATCATCTCCGCAACAGGCTGACCATCAACCTTGGGAACCATAAAGACAATCTTGTTGCTGTCCAGATAGAACTTCCGCATCATCAGCTGAGACTTAAAGGCGACACCAGTAGCACCAGTGAGAGCGGCGGAAAGGGTGATGGCCCCGGTTTCATGGTTAACCGCAGTGATCTTGGAACGAGGACCGGCTGCGCCGTCCACGCTGTTCTTAATCCAAACGTCACCGCCAACAACAAAGTCGGACGGGTCAACTACATAAATAGTAGTTCCGGAAGTGTAGGACTGTGCAAGAGGAGAAGACACGGGATAAGCCGCATCATACACATTAACAGAACCGAAGCCGAGAATCTGAGCAAGTGCGCCGGGGGCGTTGTTCACCAGTTGTGCCTCGGAGATATTCTGCGTCTGCGCAAGATCGCGAATACCGGAATCCTTAATCAGCGACTGGAGAAGGCGGCTATTCATATACGCCTCTAGTCCCATAGTCTCCATTTCAAGAGAATCCTGCATTGTATTTTTAGCGTCGAAAACATCACCAAAAACATCACGATCAGCTATTTCACTGCTGCTCCCATACCAACGAGCAGTAGCACCGAGAGTTACCTGATGAGAGGTCGGTATACCCCAAGACACGGAAGCAAACTCAGGAGCCTTGGAAGTAGCCTTAATGTGGTAGTCCATACTGCCATCAAAAAGCATCTTGGCAAACATGAACTCGCGCCGTTTCCGCACGCCATAAAGCATACGCTGAGAGGCCCGCGCAATCTCAGCCTGACCAGAGCGTTTAGCCTGTGCAGTTCCGGGTTCGCGGAGGTTGTTAAGAAACTCTTCGCCAAAGAACTTGCTTTGAGCGAAGTAAGCGGGTTTCATGGAGTGCTTGCCAACACCATCATCACCGAAGGAAGGTCCACGGGAACCACGGGCAACGAAAGGAATCATGCCAGCGGAACCATAGCGGCTTTCCCACTCAATGGTATCAGAAAGAGCGTTGGACACAGGGAACTTATTGGAAAGCACCATAGAGGGCGGGGTTTGCGCCTTCTCAATGAGCTTGTTCAGAGTGCTAAGATGCAGCTCTGGAATTACATTACCTTTAGGCATAGTAGACTCCTTTACTTAATATATGCACGGTTGCCGAACTTCACTACACCGAGAGAAGCAAGAGCAGCGGCATCAAGATTAAACAGGGGGGCAGCGTAGATAACAGCGTTGGCAATAATGGCAGAAGCCTGTGCGCCCTTAGCAGAAGAACCAACACCAGTATCAACGGGCTTGTCAAGAATAGCAACCGCAGTAGAGAACTTGCCAGAAGCACCGGACTTCACGTAGACATGGGCGTTCTTGGCAGTGGTGTACTCAGCGGAGTCAATAGCATTAGTGAAGGTAATGGTAGCAACACCAGCAGTAACAGTAATGTCAGTGATTGCGCCGCCTTCAAAATAGAGAGGATCGTCATTGGCAAGGATAAGAAGATCACCCTTTGCAAATTTACCGGACTCAGCCTCAGAAACAGTAACGGTGTCCTCAGTGTAAACCGCATTAGCAGTCAGCGGAGAAACGGCTACGTTATCAGTGTAGGTAGTAGGAACGTAGGGAACAAATTCCCCATTAGCATCCTCGGCAACGACAGTACCGGCTTCGATATAACCGAAACCGGCCTTCATTTTGAGGGACACAAACATAGTGGCATCATTCGGGAACCCATCAGTATAGAGGTGTGGCTGGTCGTACTGCACACCATGATTAATTTGAGGGGTGTCACCGTAGGTATTTACATCAAGAATGGTAATAGCCATAACGGAACTCCTTATTTATTCCCGCCAACCAGCGCAAGCATTTCTTCTGCAAGAGCTTCGGCAGCGGCATCAGTAAATTCATTTTCACCAGCGGGCTTCTTGGTAAAACTACCAGAACCCTGAATCTTAGCCTCTTCCTTAGTCTCAGCCCAAAATTCGATTTCCTTATCCACGGCGGCTACAAAAGCCTCTTCGTCAAAACCATTCTCACCAACATACTTTTCAGCGGAAACAAAAGCCTTAATCTTTTCATGTAGACGCTCAGGAATGTCGGCTTCCTTCAACTTCTCATTCCAAGTCTTATCGGCAAATTCCTTACGCGCCTTTTCCTCGGCAAGAACCTGCTCCTTTTCAAAAGCCTTGACCTTCTCTTCCAGTTCTTCTACCTTGGCAGAGAACTCAGTAACTTTAGCCTCATGTTCTTTCATAAGATCGCGCTTTTCAGCATCGAACTTAGTCCGAGCATCCTCAAGAACGCGCTCAGCGAACTTCTGCGCCTCTTCTGGATGTTCTTTCTTAAAAGTAATGTAGTCCATAACTTTCTCCGTTTTTTGTTGATTGTCATTTTCATTCTCAGTGGAAATAAAAATATCGGCCGATAATTCAACCGTGTCTCCACCCGCCTCACTAAATACTGCTGAAGAAGTGTTGTTATCAGCCCCGAACAGGCAAACGGAACATTCCATAAGCTCCGTTTCGCGCCAAATATGTCCGGGTCCATTAAATTTTATCCCATTAACGTCTACGGAAACCCCCTCCTCAATATATTCAATACGAGTAGGATTTCCACGAATAGATGCTTGAAAGGGAACTCCCTTTCTAGAATATTCCTTAAACTGAGATACCTTTTCATTATCAACAAAAGTAACTTCTTTATCAGTATATACTAAACCCTCGTCAGTTATTTTAGGCTTAGTTGATACTCCAAGAATATTATCCATATTCCAATCATCATGCGCCCAAAGGATAGGATGTTTATCTTTGAATTTAAACCCCTTGAGATCAAAGATGAGATTCCCCCAATACCAGTGGTTAGCAATAATACCGCCGCTATACCCCACCATCTTGAAATTATCTTCATTACCCTCTTCGGCGGCAAAAGAACAATGCGCGTCATCCGCAGTAACAAAAGATAGAGCAGACTTAGGTACTGCTTTGAATTTATCTTTATCTTTTATTTTAGTTTTAATTTTGCTCATATGTTTATCCTTTAGTTTTGAGTCACATACCATTTGTGGCATTATACCAGAAACGCAAGTAAATGTCAAGCATTATTTTGTATTATTTTTAATTTTTTATTGCTCGTTCTCTTGAGTCGTAACTGAGTTCTCAGCCTCCTCTTTCTCCTGAACGGCTTCCTCGTCCATCCCGTATGTTAGCTCAGGGTACGCCGCCTGCTCTTCTGCCGCCTGTAACCGCAACTTACGATAATCACCAAAGCCCAGCAGTTCTCCAACCTTGCTTGCAGGAATACCAAGGGACTTAGTAACAGGACCGTGCTTGCTTCCAAGAAGAGCGCGAACAGTCTCCTCATTTCCGGCGGCGTGAGATTGCGGGAAGGTAACGCCGATAAGTCTTTCCGCATTGAATGATTTGAATTTAAAAACAGGTTTCTTACTTTTATTAAAATCCACTGCTTTTTTAATTTTATGTACGTATTTAAAATCTGATACAGCCGAAGCAAGGAAAAACACATTACCCCAAAGGTCGAACTTTAGAAATCGCTCGAAATTAGCTATTTCATCGAAAGTTCTATCCCGTTGCGTTCCGTGCGTCTGTGAAAGGGAGGATTTGTTTCGATTGCTTCTTCCAATCAAACTGTCCTCGGTAGTGTTCAGTCCAGACGTTACAAAATCTAGCACATCCGTATCTGAATCGGATATTTTAGGAAGAGTGGGACTAATAGCCTTCAACTTCATGCCAGGAGGAACAACAAGTGTTCCCCCTGCATCTTTCTTCTTCATAATACCAGTTTCAGCACGTTGTTCTTCAGTCAAAGCCATCCACGCTCTAAACGTCTTAATGTCTTCTGCCTCAAGAACCCAAAGATATGCACCGGAACTCTTCTTGTGGTTAATTTCGTATGTTTTCAACTGTTCGTATAGATTCACCCAGGTGAGGACCGTGCGAATATATGAAATATTACGAGCAGTCATCCATCCCTTATCCCATTGAACAACAAAACGCTTAAACCCTCCAACTGAATTATACTTCTTAGTAGAGGCAACACTTTCTTTGATATATTCAGGATTATAATTAACATGCTGTTTAAGAATATTAACAAGTTCAGGATACCTTGCTACGTAAATACTAGGAATCTGCTCATAATGGTCCTGTAGATCATCTCCACTATACTTGAACTGATAGGCAATGGGCATGGCGGGTTTTCTTGGATGATAAATAATTCCACTATTATCATATCCAATAACATCAAGAGTGGATGGATCACGAAAATCAATTTCAACAAATCCGTCATTATGAAGAGTTAATACAAGAAATAGCTCCCCCTCAATCTGCGCCCTGCCTACGTACTTAGGAAGCAAGGAATGAAGGCGGTTTCTATAATCATACGTGATTTCATCAATCTTTTCTTGAATTTCTGGAATCTCTGAATAAACTTCAAACCCATATCCGGTCATTCGTCCAACGTAGTCTCTTACGGCAGACGAAATTTGTGGGTTTGTCTGAAAGGCGTGCCAAAGTTCCTGTTGTAATTCCCTTATTCCATAAGAACTGTAGTCAGGTGTTCCGAATGTACGCATGGAAGTAGCTGTGGTGGTAGGGTCACTTGGATTCAGAACCAAAGCAAATTGATATTGGCTTAATTGGTCGTCTGGAAGCGTATTCAGATATTCAAGACGCTGATCGAAGGTCATTTCATCAGTCATTTTATTAGGGGTGCTCATTGGTTATCCTTTATTTGGTTAAAATTTGATATAAACGCGAATTTCCACGAATTATATCAAATTTTAACCAAAAAGTCAAGTTTTATCTTATTTTTCTATAATTTCTTTTCAAGAACCAAATCACATATAGGTCCACGACTTTTCTTGCCGCCTAATTGAATATGTCCATAGTTATCTGCTCCACTGAACAACTTGACACACCAATTGAGGCCGTTATTCTCTTTGCTTAGATTAGGATTATCTACTTGATTAGGGTCGCCGCATACGACACACTTCACGTTATCCCCCATACGAGTAAGCAAGGATCGCATATTTAGACGGGATATGTTTTGTGCTTCATCAATAATCACAAAGGCGTTATCTATGTTCATGCCTCTAATATATGTCAAAGGAAGGATTTCGACAAATTCTGGATTCAATGTTTTATCATCAAGAAATACTTTTCCATTGCCCTTTCTCATATTGTGCAGTTTAAAGAACATGCTCTTTATGTAGCGCATGTAGGGGTCGATTTTCTCTTCCATAGTCCCTGGAAGGAAACCAATAGATGGCCCAACATCTTCTATTGATTTAAATATATAAATCTTTTCATACTTCTTCTTTTGCAGAACAGCATCAAGAGCCGAAGCAACCGCACAGTGGGTTTTCCCCATACCGGCACTAGCGGAAAGCGTGACTAGATCGATAGTATCATTCAGGAGAAGTTCAAATGCGGCGTTCTGTGTATAGTGTTTAGGTTTGGTTGCCCATACTTTATTCTCATATCCAATCGGTTTGATTTCATCCTTACCATTAAAAAGAAGAATCCCATTATCAAAACAGAAAGTGTTAACGTACTTAAAATCATCTTTTGACTCAACAAATCCAGTGTTAATATCTTCCTCATTATTAAAGGGAATACTGTCCTTGAACTCTTCAACCTGGATACCAAGAAAATTAGCTTTTAGTTGAAGCACTCTATCATTGGTTAATAGAATCATCGGAGCGTCATACTCCTCTTCGGCCATTAATACACCAGCTAGGATTCTGTCATCTGGATTTTCAGAAATATTCGTAGAAACAGTTTCATTTTCGAAGTAATTTATTTCGTCTGCAAGGGAATGAAGGTTTGCTACTACTTTTTGAACTATGGATTTGAGGGTGGTTTTCCTCTTCAGGCCATCTACCTCATTAAGTACCGTTTCAAGCAGGTAAACCTCATTGGTATCGCCGCCGTCCTTACCGTTTCTGAGAGATTCAATTGCATGAGGGGAATCAATGAGGACGTTTGTGTCTACCACATAGTGTTTTTTCATTTAAGTTTCCTTTTAATCTTCGTTTTCATCTTTATCTTCTTTGCTCTTACCGGCCTTGATCAACTCTGCGTAAGTAATACCTTCTTGTGTTAGATGAAGATTTATATGACATTCTTTACAAATACATATTCCGTTTTTTATATCTACTTGTTCCATGGGACTGCATATAATAGGAGTTATATGGTGTGCTTGCAAATGTTTCTTGTCAAATTTATTATTACATACTTGACAGGTGTAGTTATCTCGTTCAAGGATCATGTTGCGAAATTCAGTTGAATATTCCCGGTTGGAGGGTTTCTTGAAGCCTTTGGGGTATTTTCTTTGACCAAAGACAGAGCAGGATTCTTTACAAGCATCTGAACAATAGAGGCGGTGTTCCCCTGTTATATTTCCATTTAATGCTTGTATTCTACATTGCACTTGTATATTAGTTGGAATGAAATATTTCCTGCATGTAGCGCATTTAACTTCTAAATATCCTTCCTTAGATTCTCTTGGGAACTCTAAAGGCGTTAATTGATTTTTAAATGTTCCATAGTTAGCAGGGGAGATACTATATTGTTTTTTCTGTTCTAATACAACGTCACGATTTTCTTCATAATATTGTTTTTGCTTTTCTAATTTAACATCACGTTTATCTTCATAGTATTGTTTGTCATATTCTTTTCTGGCATCCCTGTTTTCTTCATAGTATTGTTTTTGATATTCTAAAATAGCATCACGATTTTCTTCATAATATTGTTTGTTATATTCTAATTTAGCATCACGATTTTCTTCATAATATTGTTTGTTATATTCCTTTCTAGTATCCTTATTTTCTTCATAATATTCTTTTTTATTCTTTAATATAACATCTCTATTTTCTTCATAATACGTATTAACACATAATTTACATTTACTTTGTTTCCCCCGTGTCCCTATGGTACGTATACTAAACTCACTCCACGCCTTAAATTCGCCACACTTAGTACAAGTGCGGCCGTCATCATTTACTATGCCTTTAGCTTTACGTCCCATATTAATACCTGCTCGGTGAAATGTAGGTCCCAAAGAAATCTTTAACTTTTATAGCCTTGAATTGGTCCATGCCTAAATGTCTCATTCCATAAATACACATCGCCAAAGCATCTACAGCATCGTCCTGAACGCCATTGAGTCGGCTTTTCTGCGGCGAGCCGTATTTAACAGTCCTACCATTATATGAGACACTAAACTCCTTCAATTGTTCAACCACTATATCTACTTCTTTAGCCCCCGGTATATATATCCTGGGTTTTTTAAATCTACCATAGTGAATAACATTATACAACATAGCGAAAACCTCTCGTTGCTTTTGGGTAGAGAATTGTACTACTTCCGGTTTATCAACAATACCCTCTGCAACAAGCCACCCAACTACATCACTTACACCATACCTATCTGATGCAAAAGATTCCACCCCGTTAAACTCATCATGCCAATCCCCAATAACCTGTTGAAGCTCATCAGAAGTAGACCTTTTTGCAATATACAATCCACATTGAATATGTAGGTATTCAGGAGAAGAGAGTTCTCCATTCCCGGTATCTAAATATAAATATGGATTGCTCCTACTTCCTGGTAAACCCTTAGCAACGCAAGTAAGGACTGTTTGGGCAGAAGAGCGACTTGCCATAGCTAAAGGATCACTTCTATCCAATCCAACGCCAATTGTCCAGTCAGTATCAAATAAATCAGATAAATTAGATAGAACCTCCGCAGATATAGTAAATTCCTCTTCATTTAACTGTGGGACGTACTTATCAAAAGAATTTAAACTCTTTTTGTCAAATTCTTGTAATTCGGGCCGTTGCTTTAACTTTAACCCCTTATCCGCAACATATTGTTCATCTTTCTTATGCTTATTGAGTATTTCTAATCTATTTATAACTTGTTCGTGATTACCTATTTTACCGTCTGCACCAATATAATGTGTAGCCTCTATGTCAATATCTGAAAATAGCCCCGCTTGGGCCGACTCCCAGGTATTCTTAAAGAACATTGAAAATTCAACTGGGTTGGCCGCTGTTGACGCCTGGAAAGCATCCAGTTGTTTTTGGGTGTTCGCGGGAGATTTATACAGGTTTACATCAGCGGTGGGGTTGCACTTGTAATAAAAGAACCAGCTTTCACTTCCTTTAACCCCTTCTTGAACTTGCTGATATAATTTAAATAATTTGTGATCCCTTGTTGAAACAGTGGAATCAATAACCCCAAGCGCATTAGGCATGTTGCGCATGGATGAATAAATTTGGTTAAAAAACGGAGCATCCGGCTTTGCTTGGAAAAATTCAGAGAAGGAAAACCCCGTCGCATTGGAAAGTACACCTGTAAATGTAGAAACGGTAGTAATGAACGAAATTTTAAGGCCCTTACTATCATAAATTGCTAATTCTTTAGACAGTATGTTTTTTTCTCCCCCAAGCAGGGCAAGAATAACTGGACTAATTCTTATGATCTTATCCATTTCCTCCCGATGCGCAAACCCCGACTGTTCTTTAGAGTTTGCCGCAAGAAATATTCTTTGGTTAGCAAATACGGTGAACTTCCATAATAAGATCATAACCGCCATGAAAGATTTACCTTCACCACGCTCCGTGCAAAATATAACAAGGTTATGCTTTAGTCTGTTGTCATCCCCCAATACTAAGGCTTCCCTGCATATCTCTTTCTGCCAACACCAGAAGCTCCACCATGATTTTCCGGTGGAAGGTTCCGGTTCTCTGGATAAATCTGCGAGGTAGGTGGGGCGTTGTACGGATGTTCCAGGAATAAAAGCGTTCACTTTAATATTCTCCTCTGCCCACAGCACAAACCCATCCCCGCCCTTTCTATATAGCGGGATTCGCTTGGCGTATAGTGCCTGAAGTTTTCTGTGGTATATGTCTTCTTTTATTTCATTTCGTTCAAATTGCGAAATTATTTTTTCTCTTTGTTCAACATATTCTTTAGAAGTCATCTGTTTCTTCAAAATTCAATCCCCCGTAAGAACCATATCCTTCATCATCCAATACATATCTCACAACTTCGCCGGATTCATCTTCAAATACCAACTCATCTGGAAACCCATCAGACAACAAACTCTCGCCTAGTTTGTCCATATAGATTTCTGTGAGTTCTGACATTTCCACTCGCCTACTCATTTCTTTTTCCTCACGTTAAATTATTCTTCTCTTAATGCTTCTGCCAAACTATCTACACTTGTCATTTCATCGAGAATATTAGGTGCGGCTTCTTTTCCAAACACTGATTCATACATATTCTTCAAGGAACTAAACACTTCTCGCTGCGCCTTATATACAGGGTGAATCTTTGGTTCGCCTTTTGGTGTTGTATAAACAGGATTCTCAAGAGATATGCGAATGATTTCCAACTGAAGCCACTGTGTCCAGAGAGCAAATACTCCTGTGCCTAGAAGGTGCTTTTGATATTCCTTTGCCCTGTTCTTTTCCAATGAAGCAACTGTTGCATTTTTTACCTCATTTAGAAAACGATAGCATAAATCGCACTTCATGGAAATACCTGCATAGGGGCAATCTCCATAAATTGGACAGGTTTCCAAACATTTATGTGTTGCATCCCAAAACAGAATACCGAGATCATTATTTTGTAAATCGGTTGTTTTCAGCTTAGGGACCATTCTATTTTCTGTTTCCAAATCACTCATCCTGATCATCCTCATCTACATATTCAACACAATCCGAAAGCAAAGACAGATCCCCAAATAAAAGCATACTTACCGTTTCATAAAAATAACTAAAGCAGGACCAGATAAATAATACAATATATAATACTAAAATAATAGGACGCTTATACCACACGCAGACTGGTTTCTCAATTTCTTCCATATTCTCGTTCCTGCTTTCTTATTAGATTTAAAAATTTATTTCCGAATAGGGTTATGAAAATTCTATCCCTGAATCTCTTTGCTTCTCTTTTTGTTCTGAACTTCTCAAATATTCTTATATCTGACTCTTTTAATCGTAAATAGAAATACCATCTTTGTGTGTAGGGATTTCGGAATATACACTTTATACCGGATTTTCCTATTTTCTTATTAAACAATTTATATTCAGTTGTGCTTACCTGAATAAGATTCTTTCTTGTGAAGTCATGCCAATCTCCGTTTGCCTGAATAATTGGTAGACTCTTTCCGTCACCATATATGTATTGTTTAAGATTGGTATATGTTCCATCATTATTTACAACAATACAACTCTTAGTGCTTTCTACAAATAACAATTTAAGACATGATACTCTATAAATATCCTTCTTGTCAACGGCTATGTAGTTCCAACTTGCTGTTTGAAATGAATAAAAATGTAATTTAACAAAGAATGTGTGTTTGGTGACAAAGGGCTTTCTGCCTCCTAGATGAAGAATATAACCATACTTCTTTAACTGTCTTGTGTGTTGTCTGCAATATGGGTTATTTGGATTGGTTGTTCTTTTGTAACAATGCTTGACGCAGCAGAAGTTCTTTTTCCCTTTGTTTCCTGACTTTGCTTTTTTTAAATACTTCTTCTCTTGAAGTTCTGTGTTGAAATATAATCCATTTCTAGCGTAGTTATAATGGGACTCACATAAATCATTCTGGTACGCCTCTTTGGTACACCATTTCACAGAACATATTTGAGGTTGATTTTCATTAGTATCATCCTCTTCTTGTTGGTAGAAGTATTTTTCTATTAACTTTTCTGCTTTCATTGTGATTTAGTCAGAAACAAGAAGTTCCCAATGGTAGGAATCTGTTTCTTTGTTATGGTGTTCTTTGGCAATCAGGCGGGTGTTGGTTTTGATTTTTCTTAATCCACCCTCCATATATATTGTTTTCAATTCAATACATTCCCAAATAGGAATGGTGTCTGCAATCTTTTTAAGAACATCCCGCAAGGGGAGTTCTCTTTTGCTATCCAATATACTATTTTGGGATTCAACAAAATCATCCGGCAGGGTTACAGAGAAGTTTTTGGCTATTTGTTTTATATCTTTCTTCATGCTTCTTGAATCCTCTTTTTAGCAATTTCAAAATAATCCTTGTCTAATTCAATTCCAATAAAGTTTCTATTAAGATTTTTACAGGCTACTCCTGTTGTCCCGCTTCCCATAGTGAAATCCAAAACAGTATCCCCCTCATTTGTATAGGTCTTAATCATATACTCCATAAGGGATACAGGTTTTTGTGTCTTATGAAAAATCTTCCCTTCAGATTCCGCTGTTTTATAATATAAAACATCCCTAGGTAAACGCTCTCCTGTGGACTTAACTTCTACTTGTGCGTATTTACCATATACATCATTTTCTGTTTGTTGCTTTCGCACACCTTTATTGTAGGAATTTCCTGCCGTTTTTTGTGGATTATATGTGGGTTGTTTTATATAAAAAATAGAAATATTTTCCTTGGCTCTAAGTGGTTGTTTTTTAGAATTTAAAAAATTAGTGGCTTTAGACTTCTCCCATATCCAATCATATTTATATTCAGTTATATTTGAGACTCTTAATAAACTGCTAAAAGGTTCTGTTCCAAATAAAGCAATGGCGGTATTTCTCCTTGTTATCCGTTTTAATTCTTTCCACATCGGCCCAAAAGGAATACAGGTATCCCATTTACATGCAGTTGTTCCATAGGGAGGATCAGCGAGAACCATATCTATACTGCCGCTTTCAATATCCTTCATCTTCTCCAAGCAATCACCGTGTTCCAATCGCATCCACATATTTATTCTTCCTTCTCATTCCCATTTAGTTCATCAAACACATATTTAATACTAATATAATTCTATTTCCACAACATCAAAATAACATTTGTCGCGTGTATAAAATTTACCGTCGAAATAATACTTTGATAAATGCTGCTTTCCTTTAGGAATTTTATCTATTTCACGATTTGGATATTTTGGCGCATCCGTATATGGTTTCCAATTAGGATTACGCTGCCACCGCCAATCTTCAAAGGCAGTCAACTCTTTTTGAATTTTTTCTGCTTCCTCTTTATTATTATATGCACAACAATTCCATTCCATTCTATCTGAATATGTTCCAGTTTCTCCATTCAGTAAATAGATTTTCATGCTTATTCTCCCTTCTCATTCCCATTTAGTTCATCAAACACATCTTTCATATAGACATATTTTTTAACAGACAGCATTTGTGTTTTATCAAAGGCGTTCACAAACACATCCACCGTTTCTCTATAATAGCACATCACAAGGGAGTTGGATATGCTACCCTTGCCTAGAATCAACTCACCTGAATGAATGGGTTTTTCTTCTTCTACATCAATCCATTTTAGCATTTAACTTTTCCTTTAGTTTTGAAAAAATATGAGCAACAACATCTACCGTCCATCCGTTTCCTATTGCCTTGTACGCCTGTGAATCTGAAATACCTTCTGTGTATCCAATAGGTAAGGTTTGCAGAGCTTCACACTCTTTAACATAAAATTTTCTAAAAGAACATCCATATTTATCAAAGACCAATTGTCTACGCGACTTATTGAAATATTGATTAAGATTACCACCTTTAAAATATGAAGCGTCTATACAGTGCGATTTATCCCTATCCACATATTCGTCATCAGTATTTACTATAAAAAAATTATGTTGCCAAGCAGAAGTGGTTATACAAGGGGATTTGCCTTTATATTCCTTAATGCCTCCTTTATTAGTTCCTCTTGGTACAACATATACGCCATCATATTTTCCGATTATATCTTTCAAGAGTATTCCTTTGTCTTCTGGTATATCAAAATCAATATTTGACCAATACCAGCGAACTCGATTTTGAGCAGATACCAATGCACTATTTATTTTAATTCCAACAACGCCTAATTTTTCATCTATTACCTTCAACCATTCCTTTTTCATGTTAACATTTTCAAGAAGGAACCATCGAGGGCAACATTCTTCTTTCAATCGGACATATTCAAAAAACAACTGACTTCGGGGATCGTCAAAATTCAACTGCTTTCCAGCAAAAGAGAATCCTTGACAGGGAGAACCGCCTATCAATAAATCAATCTTTGGCAAATCTTTTCCTTGTATTTCTCTAACATCTCCTAATTGAATCGTGTCAGGATAATTTTTATACGTAACCTTTATGGCGTGTTTATCTACTTCACTGGCAAAGTATTTATTCACCTTGATTCCGGCTCGTTCCAGTGCCACCTGACCACAACTGATTCCATCAAACAAACTTAGAACATTAATCCCTTCTTTTGGAAAAGTCATCACTATTTATACACTCCCACTATTTTGTTTTTGTCATATCCACTTTCTTCTCCCATGGTCACATATCCAAGGGGGTTGCAATGAACGTGCGTGTTCCGGCCAACCTGATATTCAAATGCCGTATGTGTATGTCCATGAATCCATGTCTTTGGTTTACATCTCTCAATGATATTTCTATAATCATTGATGAAATAGGAGTTCAAAGGAGAGGACGCATATTTTCTTGCCATTGATTTTTCCGTGCATCCATTATGTGTGATGATGACGTTTGTTTTGTGTTCATTGAGTCCCATGAGAAACTGCCTGTCCACAAGTCCGTGTGCAATGCAGTTCTCAATGGTCCAATTTTCAATTTGCTTGAAGTCGCTGATCTGCACCTGATGAAACCAGCCACCAAAGCTCATGTCCATCCAACCAACGCATCCGGCAAAATCAATTTCATCAATGCGAATGGTTTTTCTGTTTAGCACATGAAGGTGTTTATATTTTGATTCAAGAGATTCAAGAAGTTTCTCTGTCTTTTCAATCGAGCTTCCGTAGAACTCATGGTTTCCGGGAACATATAATATGGGTTTGCTCACCAGACTGCACAATTCTGAAACGTCGGCTTCCATGTGTGCAAAGGTGGTGAAGTCTCCTGCCATCACAAAAACATCATAGGCATTATCATCTTTTGGAATCAGCGTTTCAATGTCCATTCCAAATTCACAATGCCAATCACTTGCCACGAATAGGTTCATCTCAATCTACCTTTGCTATATTTATGCTATACTTGGTTTTCATTTTGAATTATAGCCCCCCTCACATCAGGTCAATAACAGCAATCAAAAACAAAAACAAAATGAAAGAAACAATCGTCATGTCAATTCCCTTCTCCACAACAAATTTCTTGATTCTATTTAACATTTCAAATTCTCCTTTCTGTTTTAGCCCCATTGTTCTGCCATAGCCGCAGCAATTCCTGGAAATGTTTTTGACCTCAACTTTGCCCTATCCGCAGAAGGGGGCATTTTGTGTATTCGCGCTTCTCTTCCAGAAACAATATCTGTCGGCACAAGTTTAGGTAAGCCTTTCAGCCACAGACACGTTGCTTTTGTCTCCCCATGTCCAAATTGCCAAGGCTGAATAATCTGATCCGGTTTGCGCCATTCCGTTGACATTATTCCTATTGGATTTTCGATGGCAATCTTCTCACACGCACAGTTCGCTATTTGCATGAAAAACTCGATGGCCCCCTGTTGCCTTCCATCTGCTCTTTTTTCAGGAACCCACCTGGCTCCGCTAACAGCTAAATGTGTGCAAGGAGGAAACGCAATTATCATATCCCAATTATTTCCAAGCAAAGGAATAACATCTCCATGGATATGCCATTCAGGATGACCGCCACTACATGGTTCAATATCACAAGAATACACCTCATGCCCGCGCTTTCTAAATTCTTTGGTTACTGCCTGACTTTCTTCACATGCAACAAGAATCTTCATTCCTATCTCCTATTCAAGTTAATTCAAATATCCCCATCAGACAAGAAGCATAACACTTAAATGCTCCTTTGTCAAGGGGTTTTCACTCCCAAACAACAAATTTCCAATACGCCCTACAGCCCCAACACTTTCCGCATTTCAAGAAATTCACTTTCACTATGGGCGAATTGAAAAAGGCAAAAATGGAAATTAGATAAAAATCTGAATTAGCCCTACTGCCACAACGGATTCCTAACTTTTCAATATTTTTTCTTTCAAAAAAATTCAAACCAAAATGATAAAATCTTTTTTCAAATTCTAAATCAAAATCTGAATTAGCCCTAGAGCCACAAGGAAATCTGAACGAAAATAGAAAATAAAAAATTCATTTTTACTATAGGGAGTTTTGGGAGGTTTGATATTTTCAGCTTTCTAGAATTTGGAATTTGTATATAGATAATTCGGAATGAACAAACAAACATAAACAAAGCCAGTGGTAGCAAGGGTTAAAGTGTGGGTTGCCGTATATACTAGTAAATAAAGACCCTAGAATCCATTTTACCCCTTCTATGGGATGCTGCTACCTATTTCGGTTTAAAATGCCCCAGAAAGGCTTATATGGAGAAATTCGGGCATATCAGGGGTGGTGTTGAAGTGGGTGTTTGGGGTTATAACAAAGAGTAGTAGGCAGGGAACCAGAGAGCCTAATAATAATAATAAAAAAACCAAAGCCAAATAACTTCAACATATAGGAAATGAATTGAAAGAAAGACTTCAAAGGGATTCCTAATATTTGAAAAAAATTGGAACGGTGTGTGGACATGTCCCTACTAGCTGGCGAGAGGGGGTGATATTGATAATCGAAATCAGGGGGGGCCGTTGATAATAGTTCTCATTTTCAATGATAATGGCGTTGAGAATGGCGTAAACCGGCCCTGTTTCCCGGCCAGGGCGCGGCTGATAATGGCCGACTTGGCGTGATTACTCATTTTGCGGGTTTTTGTGTTTGTCCTGGTCAGGAGAAACAGATCGTATTCTGAAAATTTGTTGCATATGCAACTAAATTTAGTCAATTGACTATTTTTAAAGTCCGGCATTGGTCAATTGACTAAACCTAAACGGGATTTTTTCGTATGAATTGGTCCAATCAATACCATAAACCCTTGTTTTTACTACCATATTTCGCCCTTCCCCTTGTCACTTACTGGAATATATTTTTAACCTGCTCACCCCTAACCACCCTATATTGTTACACTTTTCATATAATTGCAGTTACCTTGCAGAAATATGAAAATATTGCTTGACGGCGTATATATAGTAATGCTAGAACGCTCTTACTTGATCATAACAATTAACCGTAAGGAGTTGTAATTATGTCCAGACTACACTTTACCTTTGCAATTGCGGCCTTAAGCTGGCGGTTCGAATTGGAAAATCAGGAATATATTGTTTCCGGTTTTATGCCGTTTATCAATCCGATACCTCTTACATGGAGTTAAGAAGATGCGCACGAACTTTTTTATGACGCGCCAGGAAGCCTTACGCTATGCTAAACTGGATGCAATCCGCTATTGTTTCAAGTATCGCCCTAAGGTGGTACGTTCAACCATTGTTACTGTTCAGGGCGATAGTATACATGGCTGGACAACCGTTTTGAAGTAAAGTAAGGATATAGGAACCATGACTATACTACACCGGGAATTTGCTATACGGGCGTTTGTATGGCGTATGCCTCTTGATTGCGCCATATTCATTCACAGGGGCTTTAATCCTCTGTTCTAATTAACCCTTTACTATAGGGAGTTTAAAAAATGATACACCATACTGATATACTTTTGTTTTCCTTTGCTTGTTCCCCTTCTGATTCTTTTGCTTTTCCTGTTTTTTCCGCTTCCTTTCGCTGGATAATGCCTTATTGATTCTTTTTATCAATTCACTTCATAGGCAAGGGCTTTTATGCTCTTGCCTTTTTTGTTCCATTTTTTTGTTTTACCTTCCCTTGTTTTCCCTTCCCTTTTACCTGATATGCCCGTATTTCTTCTTAGGTTCGCTTGTGAGGCGTTTTCCGTGTTTTCTGGTATGGCGGTAAGGGGAAAGTGATTTAAACGGCTTGTACGGCAATTGTGGGCGTTTTTACCTTTGTTATGGTTGATCGATGGACGCAAAAAAACCCGGAGTGTTCAGGTCCGGGCTTTTTTGCTTGCCTAGTAAATCTTTCCGTCCTCTGTAAACTCATATTCATTGATAATCAAACTTTCGGCAATTATTTCATCGCTTGTGAGATAGTCGTATTCACTTTCCAAGCTTTTATATATCTCCTGCGAAAGGTCCAGCCGCATGGATTCAAGCCTTTCCGCTACTTCCTGCGCTTCACTATCCGACAAGCAATCCGGCACAAAATATATATCAATATATCGCGTCCTTTCGTGTGAATAGTGATAACCATAACTATTTTTTGCGATATTGAAAGCATTGTCAAGCAAGCCATGTTCCGCAAGTATCAACCACCTTTGGTATTTTCTTGCATCTCTATAATTATCGGCCGTGAAAAGCCAGTTATTAAGAATAGTTATTATATCAATATGAGCGTCGAAACATGCGCCATCGCCTTGTGACCAAAAGCCCGAAAAGTGAATCTCCGCATTGGTAAACCCTATTTTTTCGAGCCTTTCCTTGTGATAATCAAGGGAGAAGTCGTACCAATCGTGATCGACGTTTATATCTCGATAATTCTCAATTGCAAGATCCTTGGATTCGTCCGGCAGTTCATCAAACATGTAAATTGTCGTTTCTGTCGTGATAGTACGCATTGTATTTCCCTTTTTGTTTTTAGTGTTATAACTCTTGATACAATTTTGCGGTCACTCTAAAAGGATTTTCAACTTGCGCATGTCCGGCTGCATCAAAAGCATTTTTTCCCGCGACATATCCTATCACAAAACTTTTAATATGGGTTTTATATCCCATTTTGCTTGCGGCAAATCTAGCCCGCTCCTCAACCGTGGTAAATTCTGATTCGAAAAGATTATCTAATAACCCTTCATTAAAACCTTTTTCCTTCATATAATCAGCTTTGCTATACGACATTGTTTCCCCTTTCCTGTTTTTTTTTGTTTGTATCCAATACTCTTGACTAACAGGCAATCCCGTTTACTGTCAATCGGATTTTTTGCAGGTAGTCCATATTCTCCGCTTGCTCTTGCTCAAAAAAATCATCATCCAGCAACTCCAGGTGGCAAGGCGTTTTTTCGTCCATTGTCTCTTGCGTGTAGTAGTCCTGATTTTCCATTGTTTTTTCCCTCTTAATATTCCGTTTCATCGAAAACCAGAGCTAAAAGTGGTTCATACGTATTTTTTGCCTGTATCTCGATAATGGGCCATGCATCTTCAATTCGTAATTTACCTTTACTGGTACTGGTCAAATAACCCCATTCGCGCAATTTTACCAATATTTTTCGCGGAGTAATTGCCGCTGCATCGAAAAAAATATCATCTTCCAAGGTAAAAAATTGTTCCAATCCCAGCCGCCTACCTCGTTTCTCCATGCATCTATCGATACCAAGCGCGCTTTGTACATTGACATAATATTTTCCCCTTATTTTTTAAAACCCATATCCGAACATGATACCAAGCATCACGCCACAAAATGCCGATAACAGGCAATTGACCAGATGATTTACCATTTCACGTTTCATTTTTCCATCTCCATTTTTTGAGGTTCAATCAATCAATCTGCCTGGAGCATATTTTTTCCCGGCCAGCTTGTCAACCTGTTTTTTCATATTTTTTTGATTTTTTCCAGCTCTGTTTTCCCCTCTTATATATGGTAATGACTCCACCCACGGCAGCGCAATATTTTTTCAGATAATCGCAAAAAATGCTTGACAGACTTTATCATTTGTGCATCGCCTTTCACCTTGACATTTTTTCGTTTTTCCCGTATATATCCCGTTGACATTGCGCCCGGATTGTGCCTGGACATTGCGTCATTATATTGACACAATGCAATCCATACGGCTTGTTCATTGACAATCGAGCGTCAAAATAATGACAGTTGATTTTCACTATCAATTGAAAATCGTTATCAACCCGAAAGTCCGGCCAGGATCGGCGCGGGGTCGGGTTACACGGAAAAGCCGGATTACCCTGAAGCCTATATATTAGCATTTCGGCCTATATTCTTTTTATACGGCTTTCAAAATTTCTTTCTTTGTTATCAACTATTCAACTTCTTTTTGATTGCTTGGCTGTTTCTATTTAGCTTTGCTTTGTACATATGAAAAGGGCAAGAGGTTTGTTTTCCTCCTGCCCTTTCTGCTTTGGTTTGGTTTGTGGTTTGTTTGGTTTCTAGTCGTCCTCTTCTTCCTCTTCCTCTTCAATCTCTTGTTCTGCCTCCCATGCTTCCAAAATTTCATTATTAAGATATTCAGACACAAGTTCCCAAACACCTGGAATACTAAGCACCTCCCCCGGATGAAGCTGATAATATTTTTCCTCAAGAATACGGGCAAACTCCGCCTGTGTCATTTTGTCATACTTTCCCATTTCCATAACTCCTTTGTATTTGTGTTCCCTTGTCTTGATCGGTCTTTTATTCTTTATATGATTTGCTTTGGTTTGTCAAGACTTTTTATTTTTTGTACTGATTGAAATTCGTTTGTATATTTGAGTTAGAAAATTTTGAGTTAGAAAATTTCAAGTCCGCAATTAGTCCAGGTTTCACTTGTCCGATCATCTCTAAGAACGTGATAAAAACAACCCGGCCCCTCAAAAGAAAAATATTCTTTAGTTGTTTTTATATCTTCCGAAGTTGTAGCCATTGTTTCCAAAATATCACACGCTTCAGCAAAAGAGGTGGCCTCTATATTAAGCGGGCCGCTGCCCTTAGCCATGAAGGTGTAGGTATAATTCTTCATTACTAAAACTCCTTTATCAACTTCGCGTTTCTGTAATAGCGGCACATTTTGGGATGATTCACAAGATACCAAGCCGCCTCAGCTTCGCTTGCACATTGCGGGAGAAGTGACCCGAAAAGGCCATGATCGGCTACACAAAAAGTCTTTCCCGATTCAGGGTCAAAGTAAAATTCTATGTTAGCACGTTCTCCGGCGTATCCGTCCGGGCAAGAACCCTTGGCGAAGGTGTTTTCTTTTGCTTGCTGGTAGTTCATCTCTAGTCCTCCTTAATATAAAAATCGTCTTCCCTTCCATTGAGCGTCACGCCGTCTTGCCATGTAAGTCCAATGCAAGAATTATTAGCTGCACAAACTATCAGATATTGCCCTATATTGTCCTTCAACCTTTCCCTTGTCCACGGATTCTTTTATCTCTTGTAGTGTCATGGTTAGTCTTCCTCCTCTTCTTCCATTTCGCTTTCCAGGTCCGTTAATTCGTCCTCCAATTCTTCAAGGCGTTCCTCCAATTCCTGATATTCTTCGTCATCTTCCTTGTCCAAAGAATCAACGTAGTCAAGCAATCCGCAGCGGTACGCGGTAGGGTCAACTTCCCTAAGAATGTGCGAAGGGTCATAGGACATGCCCACCACCACAACCGGCCCCTCCTCATCAAGAGCTTCGCAATACTGATCTTCATATTCGTAAGGGTCCATTTCAAAATTAGCCATTTCTGCCTTGACTTCCTGAATCTCTTCCCGCAACTCTTCAATTCTTTCGATAGTCATTTTGTTTGCTCCTTTTGTGGTGTTCCGTTCAACTAAATCAAGGTATATCAAAACACCGGGAAAAAGTCAATTGTTTTTCTCAAAATTTCGTTTTCTCGTTTCTGCTTTTCAATTCTTGTCAACTTGCCTGTAAATCCCTGGAGAATTTCAAAATAGGCAACTTTAAATTTTTGCATTTCTTCAAGTTCTCTGTATATTTCGTTTATATCCTTTTGTTTCAATTCTTCAAGCTCTATATATTCCTCTTCCGCTTTTGCTATTTCGTCTTCAAGTCTATCTATTTCCCTTTGTTTTATTTCAAGTTCATCATTCAAGGAATCCATTTCCCTTTCAGCGTCCCAAACCTTTTCTTGCAACCTCTTTTCAATGGTTATCAATCCTCTTTTCAACGCCTTGATCTGCTTTTCTTGTTTGGTCATTTTTGTATGTCTCTTCTAATTCTTAGATTATATTGAATTTTTCCGAAATCTTGATATTGAAAAGTATTCCTACAAGTTGAACATTTATAAACAGCTTCTTTACTCGGAACTTCTTTTGCTGTTTTATAGCCACAATAAGGACAATATCCATTTTTAACTTTGTCTACTCCCTTTCCGTATCTTCCACAAGTTCCCGCAACCTTTCCATACCAAACAAGGCAAGTAATGAATGGAAGGCGGCTCGGCATTGATTATAAATCTTTTCGGCCTGTCTGGAATCCGCGTCATATCCCAAACCTTCGGCCCACTCTTCAAACGTGCCCCCATAGAAGATATCGGAAATATCAAGGGCCAGGGAATCCAACACCTCAAACAACGTGGGCGCGGCGTTCTTGTGATCCTTTGCCCTAACCTCAGCCCTTTTCTTATTTTCCCTGATCGTATTACCTTTTATTTTAGCTGTTTCCTTTCCGTGACCGATTCCCTTTGAGTAATACCCCCTATATTCCCTTCCCTTGAAAGTAATACAAAATTCATAGTCAAAGGGTTTGTTATTGGGATTCTTAGGAAAATGCCAATCATCATTAGGGGAAACATCGGGCCGCTGATCAATACAAGTTACAGAGTAGCCGATGCCGGGGTGATTATTAACAAATTCTTGAATAGTCTGCATTTTCTAAACTCCTTTTTGTTTGTGTTGAATCTGTTCTAGCCTAAATCTCAGTTCCTGTCAAGTTATTTTTATTGTATTTCCATTTCAACAGTCACGGTGCCCATAAGCAAAGGACATTGATCTGGAATGGCTATAATTTCTTCCCCTGCCTCGTTAGGGTCTGCTTTCCAGGTAGGGCAATCGGTGTTTTCAAGTAAATAACATAATCCAACATCTGTTTTAAATGGGCACCCTGTATAAATTAAGCTTCCGAAAAAATCATATTCTGGCTTTACCCTGACTTTCATTTTCTAAATTCCTTTATAATTCCGTGCAAACCGTTTAAAATCAAAATCTGCCAAACTGCTATACTCAATCGTTGTTTTTTCTAATACAGTACCCAAACCGCCGCATAATTCGCAAATTTCATATTTATCATGGTAGCCGCCGCCGCTTCTAGCATCTCCTTGCCGCTCAAAAGGCGTAAAATATTCTAATCTTTTTCCATGACATTTAGGGCATAGTTTTATTTCTTCTTTTTTGATTTTCATTTTCTAAACTCCTTTTGGTGTTCAAGTTGATTTGTTTCTATATCATTTCGTTTTGATTGTCAACTTGTTTTTTATGTTTTTCAATCTTTCCCTTTCTCCCCTCGATTCGGCCTTTCTTATATGGTAATAGCTGGAAAATGTCAAGCGGATTTTGATTGAAAAGGGAGGCTATAAAAATTATAAAAAAGGGGTTGACAAATTGAACCAGATTTGCTAGAACACAAAACAGTTGAACGGAATTCAAATAAAACAAAGGAGCTTTAGAAATGGCAAAGAAGAAGACTGAAAATCTGGAAATGGAAACTGTTATTCCTGAAATCGAAAATCGGGAAAACACTTCGATCAAGGAAATGACGAAAACCGCCGCAATTCCTGAAGGCGTTTCTATTCAGGCCGGAGAAATGCCCAAGGCAAAGCGCGGAAATGGCGGCAAGCGCGGTTCCAAATATGATTTTCTGCTGAATCTCGGGAACAGTTTCGCCAGCTTTCCCGCTCAGGACCAGAAAAAGGCCGCAACTCTCAGGACCACTCTTTTCAATTGGGCTAAAAAGTCAGGGCGCAAGCTTACAACCTCTTATGACCAGGAAAGCGGATTTGTTCACGTTGCATTGAAGAATTAGAAACAGGCGAAAAAATGCTTGACAAATAGAAAATATTGGTTTAGGCTAGTATTCTCTATTTTTAATTAACATAACTTAAAGGAGTTTTTTGCAATGGAAATTTCCCTGAGTATCCCGGCAAAGGCTTTTTCAACTGTCTACCCGTTTATCTCTAATAAAAAATCACTGGAAGCCATCTCTTGCATTTATATTGATCCTCTTAGAATTTGTGCTTTAAATGGTCATGCTCTCCTTATGTATGAGAATCCTAATAAAGACACTCCCTTTATTGTAGGAAAAGAGTTCATTCTTATTGAACCTTCCCTCAGCCTTGTTAAAGAATCTAAGAAGAAAAACGCATATAATATTATATACAAAGGAGAACGCCTTACGCTCATGGACACATACGAAAAAGAAATTTATATTGAACCAGGGGAGGCTTTCAGGGATTATCAATACCCCGATTTTGAACAAGTTCTAGCTAGACGCGAATCAAAACAAGACCTTTCCGAAATTTGCTTTCCATATTCTTGTTTCGATCTAATAAAAAAAGCATTTGGAAAAAATGCGCGTATAAAATTTGAATTTACAGGAAAGAAGGACCCTTGCTTTTTTACAATTGAAGATAGTCCTGAATATTTGGGGATTATTATGCCCATGTCACCAGAATATTAGGACTAGTATTTTAACACCACCAGAAACCGGGCAAGGGCTAAATAAGCTCTTGCCCTTTCTTTTTGCTTGACTTTTACTGTATTTTTTGCTATCATTCCCCCTTGACTAGAGAAACCGGAAGTTAGAAAATTTCCGGTGCTTTGTCACGTCTTCAAAAAGTATAACTTTTCAATTCTAAGTACTTCGGATTATATGAAATTCTTTTATATCACGTTGCCAAAACACTATCACTTGCACAATGAACTTTGTTCTTTGTTTGGTGTATTATATCTTCTACAATACAAACAGCACGCTATTCCGGCCTTTCAGCTAGAACAGGCGCAAAAGATCATAAACAAATACTTCCCCGCCCAGTCACAACGGCTTTTGACTTCTCCGCGATATAAGGACGCTAGAGACTTTCATTCCTGGCTTAAGGGTAATATCTCTAAATCGAGCGAGATTGCCCCTAGAACGAATTTTGCTTGCTTTGGCACACTAACCCCCCTGCCTTATCAGGAAAGCGGCTTAGAATCAATTCTAGAGCGAATTTCCCACGGAATGAGAGGTGCAATCCTTGGCGACGAGCCGGGACTAGGTAAAACCTGTCAAGCCATATCGGTTTATAACTATTTCCACTCAAAACACGTTACAAAAAAAGATGAAAAAACACTTGACACAGTTTTGATCGTTTGCCCCAACTCAGTCAAGGGGAATTGGGGGCGGGAATGGAACAAATGCGCGATGCCGGATTACCCTGTGGCGACTATATATGCCGACTCCCTCCCATCCCTTATTAGGACGCACAAAATTTCAATCATAAATAATGATTTGCTTCATAAATTTAGAAAAGAATTAATCAAGAAGAAATTTGATTATATTATCATTGATGAAGCTCATAACTATGCTAAGGGGGATAGTAAAAGAGGAAGGGTGTTAAAACAGATTTGCGCCAACTCTAAATTCACCCTTGCTTTATCTGGAACGCCTATTAAGAACTATGTCAGAGATTTGCGAAACATATTGAGTTTGATTGATCCAGAATTTATTTGGAACAACAAAAAACTATATGAGAAAACATTCTGTGATTTGAAAAGAGGGGAATATGGAAACATCTCAACTGGTGCATCCAATATCAGAATGTTGACCAGAATCTTGAAGATGTGCTATTTAATAAGAAGAAAGAAAAGTGATATTGAAATTCAATTACCAAAGAAAACCAGAATGTTTTTGCCTATTGAATTGAAAGAAGGATATTGTAAGAATAGTATATATAGATTTCAGTTAGAAAATTTTAACTCAGTTAGAAAATTTTCTGAATTTAAGAAACTAAAATCAATTCCAGCAAAATTCCGAGATGACAAGACAATACAACGAGCTAGAATAGATATTGGTTTATATAAGGTTCCTGCCGTATGCTCTTTGGTTGATGAGCAGATAGAAAAAGGGGAATCCGTTGTTTTATTCTGTTATCATAAGGAAGTGTTTGAAAAATATAAAGAAATTTATGGAAACAAAGCCTTATATATTTCAGGTGGAACAAGTGGAAAAGTTAGAACAAAAACTGTTTCTGATTTTGAAGCGGGCAAGAAGTCTCTGATTGTTTTATCTCTAGATGCTTGCTCTGAAGGCTTGACATTGATTAAATCTTCGTATATGGTGCAAAGTGAATTTGATTGGAAGGCGGTTGTTCATGCTCAAGCTGAGGACAGGATTCACAGAGTGGGGCAGACAAGGGAATGTGAGATTGTTTATCCGTATATTCCCAATACATTGGACGAATATATAATGGGCGTACTTGGTTATAAAAATACAACTGCTAAAAGAGTTCTAAGATAGATATGCTTAACACACTTCAATTTCTTGATTCCTGCGAAGTTCCTTACAAGAGAGAAGGTAATAACATAGGCAAGGGTTATTTAGGTTTGCCTATTTGCCCGTCTTGTGGTGATACTAGAAATCACTGTGGTGTTAATATTCAGTACGGAAAAGTGTCGTGCTTCATTTGCAATCACAAATCTAATATATATGAATATGTAAAATGGTTCACGAAAGATAAATCTTCATTAGTATATGCTAAATTTAAGAAAGCGAAAGTTGATTTTATTTATGAACAAGAAACAACAACAGGAACCTTGAAATTTCCCCAAGGAATGGTTGACTTTCTACCATCTCCGCATAGGCAATACCTGTTAGATAGGGGATTTGATCCTGACTTTCTTTCTTTACGTTATCACTTGAAAGCCTTCGGCATGTTAAATAAAAGATGGCAGTATAGAATAATCGTGCCTATATTCATGCAAAATAGAATTGTTTCCTATCTAGGCAGAGCAATTTTTGATAGCATTGAACCAAGGTATAAGAACGCTTCTGCGGAAGATTCAATCATTCCTGTAAAACAGTGCCTATATGGTTTGGATGAAGTTGGCTCCCATGCCGTGTTGGTTGAAGGCTTGACAGACGCCTGGAGATTTGGTAGTGGTGCTGTGGCTACGATGGGGGTTGAAGTCACTAACAAACAAATAAATTTCCTAAAGAAACAAGGAGTTAGTAAGGTTACGATTTTATTTGACCCGGATGAAGCTGGTGAATATGCGGCTAGAAAAGTTTCTGAAAAAATATCTCTCTGTGGGGTTGATGTTTCTCTATTTTTGTGGCATAAGGAAAGCCTAGTGGATGTGGGAGATCACTCTCTTGGTGAGATTGATGAAATTAGAAGAGAAATTTTTAAATAGGAATAATTATAATGCCCGAACCAACTAAAATTAAACTATCCGTAATTTCATGTGAGTGTGAATGTTGTGGTAGTTTTGATGTGTACTTTTTATATGTAGGAGATAAGGAAATTGCCTCCCTATCCACACATTTTGGAGAAGGGGATTTTGATCTAACTTCTGTTTCTGGGATTTTTGAAGCTCTTAGGGCAAACATGGATGGTTTTAATTATATATTTGAGGAAGAATATTCTAATCAAGAGGAGTATTGGTTAACATAACACCTTTGTTATCTTAACTCACTTTAACTAACATTTATATTAGATTTTTGAAGGCGTTGCCAAAGGCAGCGGCTCTATCGAAGTCCGGGCGAAACCCGCGTAGCAAATTCGCCCAAATTTTCTTTAGAAAGTTCTTGACAAATTGATTCATTTGGTGTATAAGAAGAACGGGTAAATGAGCGAGGCCAATTCGGTTTCTACCTGTCACCAGAAATGGTCCGAGCCGTGCTGGATAATCAAGAACACTCGCCATTGATAAATGGGAGAATGCCCTGCTAGCGTATTCGGGGGGCATTCGGTGGTAATAGGTGGGGATTACTGCCATGAATTTCGGAAAACATATGATCCTACCGTAGTGTAATTGGAAGCACGACGAGTCTTATAAACTCGAACGCCAGATTAGCGGTTAGCCACGGTTCGATTCCGTGCGGTAGGCCCAAGATTTAAATAGAGCGGCGGTGTTGAAATAGAAACACAGTGTGGAACGGTACAGCACAGCACAAAAAACGACCCCCCCTTGTGCAAGCGTCAGAGTAATGCCTGACCCGCTCTATTTACCAGAGAGGTGATGCGATTAAACTTGCATCACCTCTCACTTTTTTTGCTTGACAGTCTCCTAAAAATGCGCTATAACAACTCTCAACTGAAACACAAATTTGAAGTACGAGGCTTAATTATGTCGCTTTCACTGAATAAAGAAGCAATCCTTGAATCGGTCAAGCAAGCTGGATTCATCAAATGTGTCCGGTGTGGCTGCTGGTATCTTACTGGTGAACTTCATTACTGTTACAAGAAAGATGAACCTAAGAAGAAAACGGGGGGACGGCCCGCAACCACCAAGCGAGTCCAGGTGAAGAAAGGAAAGTATGTTGTTAAACGCACCAACAAGGATAAAGTGTTGTTTCAATATCCTATTAAAGACAAAGCAACAATTGAGAAAATCAAACTATTCATCCGTGCCAGCTTCCCGCATAAGACGGCGGTTAGGAACCTTTGTTACTTCATCTTTGGGATCAATACAGGATTGAGGGGCCGGGACATTTTAAATATTAGAATTGAGGAGATGGGCTTGCCTATTGACCAGGAAGGAAATTTCATCATCCAAGAAGGGCATAGTTTCCCAATAAGAGAGGGAAAGACGGGAAAGAGGCGTGACATCTATATAAACGCGGCTATGGCTGAAATTTTGAATGAGTGGCTAGAACTTAGAAGGCATCATGATGGCTATTTAGTGTGTTCTGTTAGGAATACTGCTCAAATGAAGCCGGGTTATTTTCAAAAAACGCTTAAAGAGATCGGGGAAGCCTTGGGAATTGAATTGAGTGTGCGAATTATGAGAAAGACGTGGGCCAGGGCTGTTTTTGATGCCAACGTAGATATCGAAATAATCTCGCAATGTCTCAATCACAGTTCGACAGCGATCACAAGGCGTTATATTGGACTAGACAGAGATGACTTGCGGGTGGCGTTTGATATTTGTTTATAAGAGCCTAAATATGAAAATAATGCTTGACATTTACTTGCGTTTCTGTTATAGTAAGTTTACTTAGGAGTGTATAATATGAGTACATCTATACGAGTGATTGAATACTGTAAATGCAAAAGGTGTGGATATGGTTGGTGGCCGAAGACAGAGAAACACCTAGTAACTCTCTGTCCACGCTGCAAATCTCGCAGATGGAACAAAAAACGGACAACTAACCAGGGGCTAAAGAATGGAACAACGACCTCTATCCATGAGATACGAGCTGCTCAAAACAGGGAGTAATAGTATGAAAGATGAAACAACAAAACCAAAAGACACCTCGGCAATACACTACGCACATGAATATTTTATAAAAGTCTTACCCTATATGGCAAGGACGTTTGAAAACAACAACGTAACCATCGTACTGGCTTATATTTTATCAAAGTGTGCTATGATAAATTGCAAAGGGCACGATAAGCAAGGGTGGGCGTATGTCACCTATGGTGATATTTATGCCAACACCCGAACATCAAGAAGCACCGCTGCACGGTGCATTTCTATGTTGGTAAACAGCGGAGTTCTCGAAAAGGAGATAAGAAACAACGGGGATACCTCCCTTTGTTATTATAAACCTAATATGGAACTGTTGAATAAATTACAGGATGAAGATATTTATGTGGAGAACCTATTGAGAGAAAAAAACCTACAACCAACTAAGAAGAATTTTGACAGGTTCGCTGAATTATCGGTGGAGATTAGAGGGAAAAGTGCGGACAGAACGGTTGAAACAAAATAAGGAACAGAGGTAATATTATGAACTCAGGTGTATACAGATGCTACCACGACTTTGCGCGTACAATAGGCAACGGGAATAAGATATTTATCATGTTATGCTTGTTAAAAAAGCATGTTGAATCCTCAATAAACGCCAACGTAGATTCTAGATTTCATGTTAAATATTCAGATATAGTATGTGCAACAGGAGTAAATGAAAAAACAGTACGCAGGAATTTAGATTCACTTGAAACAATCGGTCTAATAAGTAGAGAAACTGTTACAGAGAATGGAGTTAAGAAAGTATATTTCAAAATAAACTATGATATAATAGTGAAAGCAAAATTAGAGGATGATGCTGCGAGCCATCTTTTCATTTCGGATCATAAGGAATATTTAAAAAAGTGTCCAACTATTGAAAAGATTAGAGCAGGGAAATCTGTAGAATAAGGAGAGAATATTATGAAAGATGACATTACTGCCTATAGAGAAGAATTACTGAATAGGTACAGCAAAGAAGTTAGGGATGCTTTTCTATTAGCTGATCAAAAAGGGGATTACTTTTTACCGGTTCCTCAGTTCCTATATAGAGTTTTAGAGAACCCCTATGCGGTGTCTATATTAGCATTCATCTTATCTCGGTGTAAGTATAATACCGATAAAGGATATGGCAAGGATGGTTATGTCTACGTTACGTTCTCAGACATCCAGAATAATCTCAGAATATCAACAGGGGCTATATCAAAGATAGTTAATAAATTAATTGACAACGGAATCCTATTGGCAAATCGAGAACGATCTAACACGGGGAATAAGATTTACTATAAAGCAAATATAGACCTATTTACTATTTTAAGAACAGAAGATACCCTTGCATGGTATGACTGCATAAAAAACGGAATAGAACCGACAAGGAAAAAAATGGATGCAAGGTGTCCATCCGTAGTAGCTGTTCGTAAAATGTTTAATAAGGATGAAAAGACCGCTGAAGAGGTGCTAAATCAAGTTTCATCTTATGTATGTGCAAACCCCGCCCTAACTTCATGGTTCACCTCGTGCATGTCCGAGGTTCATCTCGTGCATGTCCGAGGTTCATCTGGTGTGGGTCCGAGGTTCACCTCGTGCATGATATACAATAGAGAAAAAGGAAGAGAAAAAGAAGAAGATAAAAAGGGGATAGAAAAAGCAGTTCTTAACAGAACTGCACCAAAACCCGATCTCGCTGACGCTCGCTCTCTTTTGGCCGCATCTGATTTTGTTTCTGAAGTCTCAAAAGACAAAGAGGGAATCATCAATCCTTGTAACAAGAAAGATGATGATAACCCTAGCAATTCTTGTAACAAGAAAGATGATGATAATCATAATTCTCCTTGCACCAAGAAAGATGATAATCATAATTCTCCTTGCCTACACCGAGAAAATGACAACCCTCCGGCAGAAACTCTTGAAGAGGTAGAAAATAAAATGGCCGCGTCCGCCGCCCCGGTTTTTCGCGCAACGCCGAAATTGATGGGGGCCGAAGCGGATGCTTTTCTTGATAGCGTAGAGCAAGGGTTAAACACTCCCTTGCAAGTAGATAAGGAGCCTTGTCTTAAGGAGGCACAAGAAGCCTATTTTGGAAAGGCTGATGAAAATAAAAAGTCCCTTGCTTCCCTGTTCACCGGAACCAAGGGACCAAAGAAGATCAATACCAAAAGAGAGCTTGATTCAATTAGGCAGTCCGACCCGGCTTTCATGCGTATATATGACTTTTGGGTTGATGAGGGGTTTCCTGCCCACAAGCCTGACACGGTTGTTTTTAAGGAGTCCAGGAAATACATCAAACAAGTTCTTGACGGCACATTCTTTGTTGACAAGATGGATTTGGACCAATATGCCAGAAAGTATTCAGTCAGGGAAATCATCAAGTCAATAAAGAATTTCAAATTGGCTTTCAATGAGAATTACGAACCTCTGAACAAGAAGTGGTTGAAATCCAGAAGAAGCCTTGCCAAGTTTCTTTTTGATCCCACTCTTAATTCCAAGAGTCTGTTTGTGGAATATCTGGAAGAACCGGCACTGCTTCACCCGATTGAAAAAACGCCGGAAGCCAAATATAAAGAGAAGTTTGGTGTTGATTATGTTTTTCTTCCTGACTGGCTTGTGCCGCATTATGAAAAGCAGGAGGAAACCTGGAATTTCAATGAGGATGCGTTGACGGAAGAGCAGAAAGATTGTGGTGTGACGTTCTATTTCATGGGAATCATGCGAGAGAGAGATGATTTGTTTGAAGGTTGTAATTGGGGAAAGTTGCCTTTTGGGTGGAGTGATTGGCAAATGTTTAGAAAGATGTTTGACGAGAAGGAAAAGGTTGAGGCTTGGGAATATGAAACCAATCCCAATTTCTATGCCAGACTGAAGGATAGATTCATTGCTCTTAGAGATAGGGTGAATGAGATGGAGAGCGATATGACAAGAGGACACCTGTTTTCTGAAAGAATTTGGGCCATGCTTGATTAAAGGGCTTGACAAACAGGTGGAGTTGGTGTAAAGTGATTTTCAGGCTGGAGGAAGAATGGCGCAGAGAAATTTACAATGTCCATCTTGTATGAATTGGAAATTGTCTGGAAATAAACATAAAATTAAATTTGTTCAACTTAAAGGTATATTATTTGGTAATCTTATGAAAAACTTTAGATACTGGTGGAGGTAGATATGAAAACACAAGTAAAACCATACCAACTATTAATAAAATGTGAAAAAGTAATGAGAAGTTGCAAGACATTGGCTCAAATCTATATAGCTAGAAATTACTGCTTTATGGCATTAACGTTGGTTAATGAAAGTAATTTATCACACGAAGAAAAACAGTATTTTCGGAATCAGTGTAACTGTTATATTTGGAACATTAAACCGGAGAAAATACATGACCCTTCCGTCGATAGCAAAAATGATTCGCAAGGAAGCCGCTCGTTGTGACATGCGCCATAAGTTGGGAGCGGTTGTTTTGAAAAATGGAAAAATAATTTCCATGGCACATAATCAGCGTAGGCATGTGAAATTTCTGAAAAAGTCTTGGGTGAAAAGAGAAGATACAGTATGTGCCGAGCGAATGGCGTTGTTGAAAACGCTTGACAAATGTGCGGGAACTGTGGTATATGTAGGCCGAGTCAACAGGGAAGGGGAATTTTTGCTGGCTAAACCCTGTGAGGCTTGTTTGAATATGATGCGAGATTTGGGAATTAGAAAGGTTTTTTATACTGATGTTGATGGGAACTTTAAGGAGATGTGAGGGAAATAGAATGGAAAAGCATTATGAGTATAAGAAAGGCGACTTGGTGAAGCACATTCCGAGCGGGTGTGTTGGCAAAGTGGCAAGGGATTATCTCGGAATGATGTATGTGGATGTTAAGGTTCCCAATGTCCACCAGCAATTTCAGTGGGCTGTAAAGGACTGCCGCCCCTACGTTGACCCGGCCCATGTGGTCGAGGCGGACGATTTCCAGTAGCTGACGATGGGTTGCGAGGTGGACGACTTCAGGTGGCTGGCGACATCGTATGACGAAGAGACATGGCTTTACCCATACAAACCTGAACATGAGGCAGATGGGTGTTACTGCACAGACGAAGACCAAGGCCCGCGAATAAACAAGCGCGTTTTTGATCAGCCCGACTGGCTCAAGCCCGGCCAGTTGTGGGGGCGGCGTGAAAATATAATTAACGCCATACACGAAACACGCTATGGGGAATGGCATACATGGCGCGGCTTCTGGTGGCGCAAGGTCGCGGACCACGGACAGATGGACGGGGCGATCTCGCTGGCCGATGGCAGGGAGATAGTCATCAAGGGGAGTGCGAAAAAACAGTAATTTATAAATCCTATATGGAGAAATAAATGCAAAAAATAATCTCTAAAACTGTAAAAATATGTGATATGTGTGGAAAAGAAGTGAATAAGTTTGCAATGCCACACTACGTTACGTGGTTCTTTCGTCCAACCGAGGCGGCAGGTGTTAAGATATTGGGATCAGGTTTTGGTCCCGGCCCAGGAAGTGAGGATGTTTGTCAAGAGTGTTTTGAGAAAGCTGTAATTCAATTTGCTCATTTACTTGAGGAACGCCATAACAATGATTCCGTATAAATGTGTTAAGCCTACTACCTACAAAGGGAAGTTATATTATTTTGGGGATAAACTACATGCAAATAAAAATATAACACCACTCTATGAATTTTTTAGACACCCTAATGGTCCGGTTGCCAAGAAAATTCTCCCTAAGAATAAAACAGGTGAGATTGTTCTTGTTGCTTGCGGGCCGAGTGCGGATTCTTTTTCCAATCCAAGTAATCTTCCCGTTGCTGTTGTTAATCGTGCTGGCATAGCCCTGAATAATCCCATTGCTCACTGGTTCTGTCTTCACCCTTGGTTGTTTGCTCTTTGGCGAAACAAGAGAAATAAAAATAACTTGACAATCGAAGGTATTTCCTATATATCAGACAGGTTGGTTAGAAACCCAGTCATCACGCAAGTAAAAACAGACGCCCATAAAGGGGGGAAGCTCCTTGTTCGCTATTCGCGTATTGGAAATGATGGGATATGAAAGAATTTATATGTATGGAATTGATTTGACGGGTGGTTATGAAATGTTTCGCCCTTGTTGGGATGAATTTCAAATAAATGGTGTAGAACTGGTTGTCAAGGATGGTTCGGATTGGATTAAGAGATGGTGTGATAGGATGAATAAACATGAGCGATAAATTTTGTCAAATATGTGGTGCCTGGATGTGGCCGCGGAATGATTCCAACACAGGATATGTTTATATTGATTGTGATAATAAGCGCAGACTTATAGACGCTAGTGATTGTTATATTGAAGTTTTATTTAACGAAATGGTTAAAGATGTATTAGAAAAGGAAGGAGAGATGGATGGCAAAACTAATAACCAAACCATGTGAAGAATGTGAATATGGTACAATTGAGATTCAGGACATTAGGCATCTATTCCCTTGGTTTAAAGAATATAAACCAGTACGAGTTTTAAGGTGTTCTAAAAGTCCTTGCCCGTTTCAAATAGAAGATGTAGAAGAGGAAGGCGACCGTGCCGGTTGAAATTTTTGATAAATTTAATAGAGGGCTTTATCTCAAGGTGTTCAGAGAGGTGTCTGAAAACCCAAACATTAAATTTTCGGACGAGAAAGACTGGTACAAACAAAAATTAAAATCATATTCCAGATCGGAGTCTATTAGAAAGTTTTGTTCTTTTTGCACACAGGAAGTTTTTTCCGATAAGGACTCCGTGCCGTGTGAGATGCGATGGGGGCAGGAATATAATAATCAAAATCCTGAAGGGTGTCCTTTTAATATGTGGAGACTGCCCAATATACAAAAGTATCAGCCCAAAAAAGCTCTTAAAATGACGCAAAAGAAGTCCATTGCGTGGATGTGTAAGTTTTGTCAGAACACAAATCAACTAGATAAGCATATCCAGCATTGCCCTGCCTTTTATGACGGAAAGGAGGGTTGCCCGATTCATCCGTTCAGAATGGGAAAAGATTATTGGTCTGAAAAAACTCTGACTGAAGAGCATAAAAATAAACTAATTGAGGCTAGGAAGAAATATATGCAGGAGAAAGCATAGGCAGATATGCCCGAATTTCTCCGTATGAGCGCTCTGGCGGCATTTTAAATCAAAATAGGTATGAGGGGCAGGGAAGACATTTAGAATCGTTTTTAGCGCGATATTTTATTTAACAATCGAGGGCGGAGATGGAAGATAGTTGTGTATATAAAAATATTATATTTAGATATAAAAGTTATTTTGTTGTTTATGATGGAAAGCATAACTGGACGTTATATGTAAATAAAGAGCATAATAAAAAGAAAGATGTAGAAGTAACCGCTGTAGTGGGTTATTATCCAAAATTTGAAATGGCTGTTCAAAAGATATTTAGGGAAAGCGTCGCTGAACGGATGCTTGAAGAAGAGCGTGAATTGGGAAAACTATATAGAGTATTTTGTGAAGTCAAAGATGCTCTTGTTTATGAAATACAAAAAATGCCTATTGAATCTTGGGAAAAAGAATTTCAAGAAAATAGAAGCATGATTAAAGAGATTCAGAAAAGTAAGAAGAAATAAACTATGAAGCGAAAGAGAAATTCAGCAGAAGAGGTTGAGGACAAGAAGGAAAATAAAATTGTAAAGGTGGATACATCAACAGAAAAGCAACTTCTCATTGGACTTATCACTTCAAAAAGATTTTGTCTTTCTATAGCCCCAATCATTGATACAAAATGTTTGACCGCTTCTTTTTCTCAAAGAGTTGCAAAGTGGGCGGTTGACCATTTCAAAATTTATGGTGAACCTATTGGAGATTTGATCAAAGACACTTTTAACAAGGAATCAGTCAACCTTCCAGAAGATGAAAGGGATTTGATTGAAGAACTTTTGCTCCATATTTCCGCAGTCTATGACGATTCTGATGTGTCATATAATGCGGAATATTGGATTGATCAGTCTTTGCAATTCATCAAGAAGAAGAAACTTGAGAAGGTTTCCGAACAAATCATAAACAATCTGAAAATGGCAAGGGTGACGGAAGCTGAAGAAGCCTTGTTTTCCTACAATTCTTCTTCTCTTGAAGTAAATCAAATCAAAACACTTCAGAATGTGGATGAGGTTGTCGAGGCGGTGTTTGACAGAGCCTCCACGGAACTTTGCACTTTAGATGGTCCTATTGGTGAAATCATGGGACCGTTGAGGCGTAGAGGTCTTCATGCTTTGTTTTCCACTGGTAAGGGCGGCAAGACATTCTTTCTAATTGAATTGGCCCTGGCAGCAGCTAAGAATGGGCACAATGTTCTCATTACTTCTCACGAAATGAGTGTTAGAGAGGTATGGGAACGTATTCTGATGCAGATTACTAAGCGACCCTATGACCCTAACAAGTCAATCGGGAAGTATTCTGTGTTTGATTGTCTCTCAAATAGAGGGACGAGTTGCCGGTTAGGGAAACGGGTAAACTCTGCTTCTTATGTGACAGGACGGAAGGGAGAGCAGCATATCAACCCCAACTACATTCCTTGTGACGCATGTAGACTGGATGGCGGGGAAACATATATTCCAGCTTTCTTTATAAAGGAAGTCGAAAAGCCGTTCCTTACAAAGAGTTATGCAAAGAGAAGATTGGATAATGCCTTAAAGTGGGAAGGGGTAAACAGGATTCATGTAGTAGCCTTCCCGCAGTTTACAGCGAAAATGGATGACATTGAAAAATCTTTTACGTATCTAAGAGATGTTCAAGGAATTGATGTATCCTTGATTTGCGATGACTATATCAATGCACACGCTCTGTTGGGTAAGGAATATCGCTTGGCTATCGCTAATGAATGGAACCGGGCTAAACGATTGGCTGATGAAAATAACATTTGCTTTGTGTCGCCTTTGCACAGTAACAGAGAAGGTATGCGATCTGATGAATTAAATGCGTCCCATATCTCCGAGGCACAAAGCATCTATAACACAGTTACTTCGATGGTGGCTATTGACACTACGCCTGAGCTATCCCCCTATAACGTAATTCGTATGCGAAAACTAGCAGATCGGTTTGGCGGCTATAACAGTAAAGAGTTTGTTTATGTCACGCAATTACTTGATCATGGGCAGTTTTGTCTGGACTCTTATATTTCTCGATTCTCTGATTTGGAGACAGGAAAGAAAAAGGATGACGGAAGGAAATAAACTCTTGACACCTTCCCTGTTATGAGGTATACGGTAGGTCAAGGTGAACGAAGGGAGAATTATCATGAATATCGACGAACTTTGGAAAGAATATTGGGAAGCTCGGGAATTACCGGATGAGATGTTTGTTGCACCTGGATATGACGGGGCTGAAAGTATTTGTGATTTTGTTAATATGGTTTTGTATAATGATAGAAATAAAATAAAAAACCTAATATCTCTTATTGAGAATATAGTATCGGATTATAATGGATTTCCAGATGAGGTTCTTCAGGAAATTGCGCCGGATTGGTTATATAATGCTAGATGTATTATTAACAAGTATAAGGAATAAAATATGAGATCATACAAAATAGAGACACAAGAAGTTCACATTGCTACGGGAGTTAGTTGTGATGTTTGTGGAAAATATTTTTCGTATGAGTCAATTGAAGAGGAAATGGAACTTCAAGAAATGATTCATATTTCTGATAGAGGCGGTTATGGTTCTGTTGTTGGGGACGGTGTGTTATGGGAATTGGACATTTGCCAACATTGTTTTCATGCGCTGTTTTCAAAATATATTAGAATAATCGAGGAATGATGAACACATTCTTGACATTCCTAATAACAACTCAACTCTTCCTGCCCACCACGCATCACTTTAAAGAGAAGCAAGTGGACGCTATGTGGTTACGGCAGCGAGTTGAAATGATGCTGATCTTGGCGGATATTCCGCTTAATGAACGATTTGTTGATCTTATTATTGGTA